TACTTCTAATTTGAAGTATCAGATTATGCTTGATTCTGTGCAGGGTCGTGGTCCTGGTATGGCATTTATTCCATATTGCTCACTTCCTGAATTGGAAGCATGTATGGAAGTGTGGGGATTTATGGAGATGATCCATAGTCGTTCATACACTTATATCATTAAAAATGTCTATTCAGATCCTTCTGAGGTATTTGACACTATTATTGGTGATGAACGTATTCTGGAACGTGCTAAGAGCGTTACAGAGTCTTACGATGACTTTATTCAATCAGCACAACAGTATGGTGTATCCGATGCCTGGATGCATAATCTTGAGGGAGTTTCATACGCAAAGGAAACAATCAATGACGTTAAACGAAAACTCTATAGAGCAGTCGCAAACGTTAATATTCTTGAAGGTATTCGCTTCTACGTTAGTTTTGCTTGTAGTTTCGCCTTTGGTGAACTTAAGCTTATGGAAGGATCCGCTAAGATCATCTCTCTCATCGCAAGAGACGAAAATCAACACTTAGCACTTACTCAGAACATTCTGAATAAGTGGAGGGACGGTGATGATCCTGAAATGCAGAAGATTATGAAGGAAGAAGAAGAGTGGACTTATAAAATGTTTGATCGTGCTGTGAATGAGGAAAAGAAATGGGCAGATTATCTGTTCAAAGATGGAAGTATGATTGGACTGAATGATAAACTTCTTCAGCAATATGTTGAATGGGTAGCAAATAGAAGACTTAAAGCAATTGGACTAAAACCCCAATATGATATTTCAGCAAACAACAATCCACTTCCTTGGACTCAGCACTGGATTTCCTCTAAAGGTCTCCAGGTTGCCCCACAACAAACACAAGTACAATCTTATGTGGTTGGTGGTATTAAACAGGATGTTAAAAAGGACACATTTAGTGGATTTAAACTTTGATTGACCTTAAGACTGAAATAGTGTATTATATAAATAATAATAGGTAAGTTCAGTCTTAAAATGAATAATTATATTCTTTACTATTACTTAAGGGAGGACTTTAGTTCTCCCTTTTATGTTGGTTATGGAAAACCAAGAAGAATAAATGCAAAACATTTAAGAAGTAATGGAGCAAACTTACTGCCACCAAGAGAAAGAAGATATATCGTAAAATCTGGATTAACTAAAGAAGAAGCAATAGAACTTGAGATAAAACATATAGCACTCTGGAAAAGAGAGTGTGATGGTGGAGTTTTGCTCAACCAGAATTTAGGTGGAGAAGGAAAACCTGGAGGACAAAAAACTAAAGGATTTGGTGGAAGAAACCATAGTGAGGAAGCAAAGAAAAGAATAAGTGAAAAGGTTGCTGGTAAGAATAATCCAAGATATGGTGTTAAATTATCACAAGAGACAAGAAATAAGATAAGTCAAAACAGAACTCCTCAATTTGGAAAGGATAATCCAAATTCTAAAACCTGGAAGATTATTTCTCCTGAAAATAAAGAGTATATTATTATTGGGGGATTGAAGGAGTTTTGTAAGTCTCAAAATATTTCATATGCTACTATGAGTGCCGCAATTAAGTATGATAGAAGAGGTCCAAGAAAAAATGGATGGAGTATTGAGAAAGTTTAGAATATCCTTACCAGAAGATGAATGTGTAGTTAAACTCCAAAAGTATTGTAAGTTCTCTCTTACTCTATTGAAAGTTCCCGTAGTTTCTAAACCTTTATGTGCCGACGCAAACTGCCATAATAATGTAAATCATTATGTGAATACTTATGGCGGAGAGAAGATAAGTGGATATTATTTAATCACTGATGTTGATGATGAAACCTATGGGTGTGCGATATATCATAGTATCTGGAAGAATACTTATGGAGACTTGATAGATATAACACCATTTGACGATGGAAGAAAATATAATATGTTCTCTGTGTTGGATACTGCAGATTATTACTCTGGAGTTGTTTATGATGGAATGGAATATAAATTATTAGAACCAGGATTTAATGTAATCTAATGTTACCAAAAATACTTTCTCAGGATTCAAACTATGACGAATGGTGCGAACAGGAAATCCTGAACGCATATAGAGAGGCAGCAGAGTGTGATGAGTTTATGTTTGGTGATTATGACTACTGTAAAGAATGGTTAGACACAAGCGACTAATCGCACATAGATAGAGGAGGTCAAACTCCTCTTTTTTTATGCCTAAAAATCAAATATCAAAAGATGAACTTAAGGTTCGTGTTTTAAAACTAAAAGATAATCTGCACAAAGACCATATTAGACCAGAGATGGATATGAAAGGACTTGCTCATAAATATCTGAATGATGTTCTTGATATAATTGATGAGTACAGATATTGACTATAAAAATCCTTGGATTTATAATGGAGTGCCTTTTACTTCCTCTGATATTCAAGATTATTTTGGTTTTGTTTATCTTATCCAGAATAATCTTAATGGTAAAAAATACATTGGAAGAAAATATCTTTGGCAATTTCGTACTCCAAAAGGTAAAAAAAGAAAAGTAAAATCCGAATCTAATTGGAAAGAATACTATGGGTCTTGTCCGGAACTTAAAGAAGACATTGACAAATTGGGCAGAGAAAATTTTAGTCGAACTATCTTATCATTACATAAAACAAAGGGCAAAACAAACTTTGGAGAGACCAGCCAACTCTTTAAAAATGATGTCCTCACAGAGTCCCTTGACAATGGAGAACCAGCCTTCTACAATAGCAACATCCTTGGAAGGTTCTACCGAAAAGACTATTATGAACGCAACGACTGAAGACATTGTTGCTCACATTAGAACGTGGTCTCTTGACCGTGCTGCTGATATGAGTGTGGATAAGGAAGATGCCCGTGCCATTCTTGCTGAATTTTATGAGTGGATTGAACCAGAAGATGATGAATTGGAGATTGTTTCTCTGGAACCAGAAAGTTGACAAATTCTAAATAAAAACTTATAATGCTAAAATCCCTGTTATGAGCAGGGTTTTTTATTATGAGAATTTGATAAGTGATTTAGAGCCGTGGAAAGTGCCCTTTGAGAAAAGGGTGTACCCCCTTTCTATACGGATGTAGAGTTCAATTAATTTTAATGCAAAATATCTTTACAGTAGCCCTGCCCCTTCTGGCAACGGTTACAACCAGTACGGCATCACTGCCTTTCTCTAGTTATAAACTGCAAGGTCCTCCTCCCCCAGTGGAAGAAAAACCTTACTCAATTATTAAAGAGTTTGAACCTGAGAAGACAGCAATCCTAGAGGTTGCACCACCACCGAAGCCAAAAGAGAAAAGGCTAATTTGTAAAGGGTGTAATGAACATGAGAATGTCACCCTGGCATTTTTCCAGGAACGTGGTATTAGAGACAGAAACGCCCTTGCTACTATCATGGGCAATATTAAGCAGGAATCTATGTTCGTGCCTAATATTTGTGAAGGTGGTAGTAGAACCTCATACTATAATTGTGGAAGAGGTTATGGTTTGATACAATTTACTTCTGCTTCTCGTTATTATGGACTGGGTGCTTTTGCTAAAAAAATAGGAGGTAATCCTTCTACTGCTGATACTCAACTTCGGTATATTACTACTGAACCACAATGGAAGAGTATTGAAAACAGAATGAGAGTTTCTGGAAAATCTATTGATAGGTATATGAATTATGCCTACGAATGGATTGGATGGGGCATTCATGGTGCCCGCACTTCGTATGCTCATGAGTATGCTTCCAAACTGATCACGGTAGAAGTTTGATACAATAGAATAAATATGGAGGGAGATTTAATCTCCCTTTTAATTATTAGCAATTTACATATAAAAAATGACTGAACAACAACAACATCTTAAAAATCTTTTGCAACAAAGAGCATCGCTATAGCAACAGATTAACAAAAATAAAGAACTTTTTTGGAAAGTTCAAGGAATAATTGAATATCTTGTAGAATTGGGAGTTACGCTTCCAGAATCAAAACCTGAAGAAGAATCTTCACAACCTGAAGAAGAATCTTCACAATCGGAAGAAGAAACTAAAAAAACATCTAAGTAATAAATAGAGGGGAGTGCTGCAAACCTCCCCTTTTTTAGTAAGATGAAGACCTTTAAAGAATTTATTTTAGAAGTTAATCGCCCAGAAAGTGGTAATGAGGTAGAAAAAGCAAGATGGGATAGAGTAAAAGCAAGTTTGGATGCTAGAGAAAATCCAGGTGATTTTGTAATTAATAGCACTGGTAGAGACAAAGATGGAAATAGGACATATGGTACTAAAAAGAAATCATCTAGAACCGGTCAGCAAACAAATAGAGCATCTAGACTTGCCGATGTGGATTCTGATTTAGATTCCAATCAAAAACAGAGAGGAGATAAGAAAGCAAATATAATTAAAGGAAGAGGAAAAGAGCATCATCATTTAACTCCAATTTCACAATCTGCTAAAGAATTTAAAGGATTAACTCCAGAACAGAGAAAAGAGAAAAGAGAGAAAGATGCTCAAGGTGGAAAGTTTCATGGAAGCGATCCAAGAAACTTAGCACAAACAGATGGCCCTAAAGGTGGAACTGGCGTTCCGCACAGAGGAGAAGGTGGATATCATTCTAGACAGAGAGCAGTTGGAAAAGGTGGTAGTATTCAAGATTTTGGTAGTGAGGCAGAAATTGTTGCGGTAAAAAGAAAAGCACAAAATCAAGGTAGAACATCAACTTCAAAACCAAAACCAAGAGATACTGGAGCAGCACAGAGAATGTCTGCTGCTTATGATAAAAGAGTTGGTAGGAGTTTTGAAAACTGAGTAATAAATAGAGGGGAGCAGTTGCTACTCCTCTTTTTTTATGTTTAATTTTAACTTCGGAAAGAAGAGCCCTGATAAGAAGCATATAATCCTCATAAGCGTCATTCTCAGCGGTGTCGTAGCGACTCTCTCCCAGTGCTCAGGAGCGCCTCTGGGACCTCCTAGACGAGGTTCAGAGGGTTCTGTTCCCAGGCACCGTAATCAACGATGTGCTGCTCCAGGACCCTGCTGTGGTGAGTAGGAGAGTTGAGAGGGATGTGGATAAAGCCATTCGTGACTATGAACGCTTGACAGAGGGTTCGAACAACAGTAGAATACCTTTGTCGAGGTTGATAGAGAGGCCTTTAGATACTTCTAAGTGTTATACTGAAGAGTGTAAGAAACTTGGAGGAGAAATGAGACTCTGTTCACCATGGCTTGACACCTGCAAAAAAGAGTAGTACAATAATCATATGAGCGGTGAGGGTCCAAACCTCATATAAGTCTCACCCCTCTCATGCCTCTCATAGAAGCACAAACAGAGAGGTCTCTTGCCTCAGTAACTCAGTGGACTAGAGTATCCGCCTTCTAAGCGGTTAGCCGTAGGTTCGAATCCTACCTGAGGCGCTTGACTTTTAAATAAAAGTCTTATAAATAAAAACACTTAGGTCGAAAACAATGTCTTTCCAAATTACCATCAAACAGATTAGTAACCTTGATTGCCGTGATTGGCATATTGAGGGTACTCCCCTGTTTGCTGATATGGAAAGACATATGTAAGATGTAATCCATAAAGCAAAGACAGGGGAGAGAAACCAAAAGTTTCCTCCCCTTTTTTGTTGCTTGGGACAGTTTCCTAAGTGTCCACCAATCTCCCCACAGAGACCAAAATGGTGGTATATTACATGAGTCGGTGGGGGAACGAGACCCCAAACTGCCAAGACCACTTTCGGAACTGGCACAAACCACTTTCCCCTCACTGGGTTCTGTGGTATTCTAAAAGGGTGGTTGAGAGACCACCAGCACCTTGACAATCTAAACCTTTAATGGGTCTGTAACTCAACGGTAGAGTAACGGGCTTTTAACCTGGAAGTTGTGGGTTCAAATCCCTCACCCTTCGCCAAGTCCTTTTAGCTCAGTGGAATAGAGCAGTAGGCTACGAACCTATGTGCGGGAGTTCGAATCTCTCAAAGGACGCTTGACAGATTTTTATGAGTCTGTTACTATATAAAAAGATAGAGGCTACGTCACTGTTATATCCTTGAGGTATATCATACGTAGTCCATCTAGTCGATGTGGCGGAATTGGTAGACGCGCTGGGTTTAGGTTCCAGTAGATTAATCTGTGAAGGTTCAAGTCCTTTCATCGACACTTGACAATCTGAGATATATACTTTATGATTGTCATACAAGCGGGGTTAGTTCAGCGGTAGAACGCTATCCTTCCAAGTTAGATGTCGTCGGTTCGATTCCGATACCCCGCTCTCCTCTGGTAGTCTATTGGTAAGGACAGGTGGACAACACACATGGAGACTGGGTTCGATTCCCAGACAGAGGTAACTTAATACATCATCGCGGACGGGTGTAACGGTAGCACGGGGGTCTCATAAGCCCCAGGACAGGGTTCAATTCCCTGGTACGCCACCACATTCCCTTATAGCTCAATTGGCAGAGCACGGAGCTGTTAACTCTGGGGTTCCTGGTTCGAGTCCAGGTGGGGGAGTTGGAAGGATTTTGGTTCTTTCAAATTGAAAATGCTGGACAAACTTTGGAGGTTTTCTCCCTTTCCATTTGTAAGCTCCTGAGAACAGGAGAAATAAGGTTTGGTGTTTTCTCTTATTCACTGCCCTCTAATGCAGCGAAAATCGCGTCAAGTGTCTGGCGCTGGTGATGGGCACTCGTCACCTTTCGGGCGATTAACTCAGCGGTAGAGTGCCTCCTTTACACGGAGTAGGTCGGCGGTTCGAATCCGTCATCGCCCACTTAATAAATAAGAATAAAAAGAGTATAATGGAAACACTATTTAAACTCTTAAGTGATGCTCAGGCATCACTTTTTGTGTTATTTCATAAAACTTGGGTCTATCATTGGAATGTTGTTGGAAAAGATTTTCAACAACTACATACTCTTTTTGGTGGTCAATATGAAACTATGTTTGAAGAGATTGATAGACTTTCGGAACATATGAGATACTTAAATGTAAAACCTTTGAGTAGTCTGAAAAGAGTTCTTGAGGTATCAAAAATTGATGAGGCATCAAGTTCTGCAAATGCGGAGTCTATGATTTCCGATCTTCTTCAATCAAATATTGATTTTTGTGATATAATGTCCAATATATCTGAAGAAGCAGAAAAACAAAAGTCATACGCAACTGCTAATTTGGTTCAAGACTTGATGGAATCGCATGGTAAATTCGTATGGATGTTAAGATCATTTTCAGATAATACATCAAAGAAAGTTGAAGAGACTTTCGTAATTGATGAAATTGAACCCGAACTTAATGAAATTGAGTATGCTGAAAATACAATAGAAGAAAGTATCGAAGAATAGATTGAATTATGGAAAACCTAAAAATAAGATGTAGATCCTGTGGAAAGGAATTGGAAGGTCATCATTCAAGAACAGTAACTTGTGGATGTCCTAATATGGCAACGATTCGCGGAGATAAAGTCTCAGCAGTTGACTTATCACGTATTGTTATGTTAAACTCAATAAAAGAAAGTTCAAAAACAAACGTGTTGACTTCTCAAGATATTGCTTGGCAAGAAGCACGTAGACAACGTAAAGTTCGTCGTTTGGATTTCGAGGTTCGTTGAACCTCCAACAACGGAAGATTGGCCGAGTGGTTGATGGCGATAGTCTTGAAAACTATTAACGTTAATAGCGTTCCAGGGTTCGAATCCCTGATCTTCCTTTAAGAAAAATTACAAATTTAATAATTTCTTCAACACTGTTACCAAATGAACACAAATGTTGACGATAGAACTTCCGTGATTAGTATATAGTAGTATCACGGGAAAAAACCTATGGATCAGCACACCTACCTAAATTGGGTGAAGATCAAGGAGACATTTGAACAGTCTGGTAATACAGACAATATGTTTTACAAAAGAGCAGTTGAAATTGTAAAGACTCGCAGAGATCCTCTCGCAAAATTTCTTGGAGATGAAAAATGATGTATGAACAGGAAGAGTTTATTACACGTTCTGAAGTACAGGAGATGATCGATGCTGCTATCCGAAGACACAACCGCAATGCTTCTATCATTAGTATGTGCGTCGGTTGGGTGGTTCTTGCTTTATTTGCTGAGGGACTGCTGAGACTAATTGGGGTTATTCCACCTTTACTTCCATTTCTAAAGATTACTTTGAACTAATGGCAACAATTACAGAAGAAGATTTACAAAAATTAAATCGAATAGTTCTTTAACAAAAAATGGAAGAACTCTTTGAAGAACCATCTACTTATGAGGATGAAGAAGATGATTAGGACAGTAATATCAGCGATTCTTCTTTTTTCCTCTATTGGACTTTTTATACATTGGGGAATTACACACGCATATCCAGAGGTTTTATGAAAGTAGGATTAATTGGATTAGGTAGAATGGGCGAAGGTATGTCTCGCCGTATGATGAAATCGGGTATAGAAGTTTGGGGTTATCGTAGAAATTACGATAAAGCACAGGAAGCATTTGAAAAAGGTTATGTAAATGGAATTACAACTACTATCGAAAGCCTTGTTAAAGTAGTTAAACAAAACAAAAATGGTAGACCACAACCAGGTATTTTTCAGATGGTTGTCCCTGCCGAAACTGTAGAGGAGACAATTAATGAGTTACTACGATATTGTAGTGAGGGAGATATTATTATTGATCATGGCAATAGCAATTTTAAAGACAGTCGGAAAAGAGCAGAGCGTCTGGCAAAACTTGGTATCCAATATATTGATTGTGGTACTAGCGGCGGTGTTTATGGTTTGGATCGTGGATACTGTCTTATGGTTGGTGGCGGAAATACTGCGGTCGCCACTTGTGCGAGCATTTTTGATGCCCTTGCCCCAGGAATCAACGCTGCCCCAAGGACTCAATTTGACTCGGACGTAACTTCTGCTGAGTTTGGTTGGTTGCATTGTGGTGGTCCAGGCGCTGGTCATTTTGTAAAGATGGTTCATAATGGTATTGAGTATGGTATTATGCAGGCATATGCCGAAGGATTCAATATCTTAAAGAACGCAAATAACGGGGCACAATATGTTAAAGAAGGAGACGCAGAAGTTGCCCCCATGGCAGATCCAGAAAGTTATTGTTATGACATTGATGTTGCTGAAGTTGCTGAGTTATGGCGTCGCGGTAGCGTGGTTGGCAGTTGGTTACTTGATCTTACTGCTGATGTGCTACGCAGGGATGGCAGCCTTAAACGCTTCTCTGGAGGCGTATCCGACAGCGGTGAGGGTCGTTGGACTGTTTCTGCCGCTGTGGACTTGGGGGTTCCCGCTCCTGTTATTACTACGGCACTATTTGAAAGATTTAACTCACGCAATCTTGGATCATTCGGAGCAAAAATCCTGAATGGTATGCGTTATATGTTTGGAGGTCATCATGTTAGGTAAAGCACTTATTTTTGTTGCTATTCCTTTTGTACTTGCTACACTGTATTTCGGAACACGAGGCGGATACTATGACTCCGAAGACTATAAGGGAAATGGAACCGCACATTAAGCAAAGATATTGGTTTGCAATGTCTGCCTTTTCAAGAATGTATGGTGTAAAGACTGCTGCTAATGATATACATATTAAGCAGTTCTGTATCGAATGGTCGTACTGGGATGTTCAAGCTCCTTTACAGGGGCTTGACGAAGTGGACCAATTCATGTATTATGAATATAAGAACTGGAGGGGAAGATGATTTTTCATCTTGTTGAAACATTATCAGCAAGTCCTTTCTTTCTTTTTCTATGTGGATGTGGATTGACAATCGTACCATTTGCTGGTATTATGTTTATACATAGAAACAAATAACCGGATATCGCCTAACTTGGTCATGGCACCTGCTTTGGGAGCAGGAATAATTTCAGTTCAAATCTGAATATCCGGACTCATAAAACTTCACTTTATGAAAATGTATCCAGAACTTTCAGATCTCCAAAAGTTTACAGTCGAAGAGTTTCAAGCAGATTTTGATAATCTAATACAAAGAGTAGAAAATGGTGAATCATTTATTATTACTGACGGAGAAAGAAACGCGGTGATTGTTCCATACAAAGAAACCATAAAGTTTGCAGTAGAATCTAATGTGGATGACGATGTGATACGAATACACACCGACCACGAAGAAGGTTCTTGACATAGAGTTTTGGGTCCTCTACAATAGACCCACCCTTATGGGAGTATAGCTTAATGGTTAGAGCGCCCTGCTTATAACGGGGTAGTCTGGGTTCAACTCCCAGTACTCCTACCTTGCTCCTTTAGCAATCTGGTGAATGCAGCGAACTCATAATTCGCCTGAGGCGTGTTCGATCCACGCAAGGAGCATAGGACAGATTGGCACCTGTCCGTCTTGACTTCTCCAAGTCAAACCCTTATAATACTAAGGTCAACATTCAAAACAATGACTCTCACAGCAAAATTCAAGAAAGACGTTCAAACCCTTCGTGGTGCAGCAAACGGAGATTTCTACCTTGATGTAAAGAATCCGAAACTTTATAAAAAGGTTCGTCGTTTTTATGAAAACGAAGGTGTAGTGTTCTCTGGTGATCCTTTGGATGATTATGAGATTCTTATGGAATATGTTCTTGCTGATCTTGAATCCGTTGAGGTTGCATGACAACACGACTTCCTAAAGTCCTTCTTGAACGTGAAGGATATCGCTTCGTAGAAGTTGGTATTCTTGAAATTAACGGTAAACCCGATTATCGTTTGCAAAAGCAAAACGAATATACAAAACGCTGGAATGACATTTATCTCTTTGATAATGGTCTACAATGTACTACTGCAATGGAAGACATTGAGTATGCGCGTTGGCTTGACCCAGACAGAGTACCTTGCTACATTAAGGATGATGAAGAGTGAGATATAGATAAATAATATAAAATAATCCATATCTTATGTATAAAAACCAAGCAGATGCCAATGCCAAAGCAAGAGAACTTTATAGAAAAAATACTAAAAAGTACTCATTAAAAAATAAAGAAAAAAGAGAAAATCGCAGAAAATTAATTTATGAAGCACTTGGAAATAAGTGTGTTGAATGTGGATCTACTTCAAATTTAGAAATAGATCACATAAATCCTTCTCTAAAAGAAAATAGAATTTCTCCATTGGCACAAGGATTATCAAAAACATTAGATGATAATAATCTTCAACTGTTATGTCATTGTTGCCATACTAAAAAATCAAAATATCAAAGAAATGCTGCTTGGAATTTATTCAGGAGTTTGCCTCTTGAAGAGCAAAATAAACTAATACAAAAAGAGAAAGAGAAGGATGAGTAAATAGTCACGGATGGACTATAACAGCACTGGTCGGGAGCAAAACCCCTTATGTCTAAATCTGATCTACTTCGTTGGATTGGAAACATTCTCCTTATAATTGGTTATCAAACTATGCTATGGGGAGAATTTAAATATGGGTTAATGGTAAAAGTTATTGGAGGATTACTCACAGTTCCTTTTGCAATTAAACTCAAACTTTGGGACGTACTATTTTTATGTGCATTCTTTGGTATTACCGAGATATCAAAGTTAACCCAACTTTTCTTGGTTTCTTAAAACCAAGTGGTGGAGTCAAATGACCCCTTAATGAGTTTCTTGCTTCTCACAAGAGCAAGTGGTGCGGATGGGGAATTCTTTCTCCGCCTGGTTTCCAATTTCCAGTCAAAGAATTGGTGGCGAGCCTGAATCTTATAAGAGGAGTTGCATAAACTCCTCTTTTTTTGTATAATATATACTATGAGTAATTTGTTCGTTTATGAGTGATTATAAGAAAACAGCACTTGTATTGGGTGCTGGTGGTTTCATTGGAAGTCATATGGTAAAAAGACTACGCTCCGAAGGATATTGGGTGCGTGGTGTAGATCTTAAACTCCCAGAGTATTCTGAAAGTGAAGCGCATGAATTCATTGTTGGGGATTTAAGAGATCTTAATTTTGTAGAGAGAGTCCTTCAATACAAGGGTCCTTATAGAAATTTTTATAACTTTGTTCCCAGCAGGTACATTGATACTTTCGATGAGATTTATCAGTTTGCTGCTGATATGGGTGGTGCAGGTTTTGTTTTCACTGGTGAGAACGACGCAGATATTATGCATAACTCTGTTACTATCAACTTGAACGTTCTTGAAGCACAGCGTCAACTTAATGACTTCAAGAACGTAAATAAAACTAAAATTTTCTATTCTGGATCCGCATGTATGTATCCAGAACATAATCAACTTGATCCTGACAATCCAGATTGTCGTGAAGAGTCCGCATATCCTGCTAATCCAGATTCTGAGTATGGTTGGGAAAAACTTTTCTCCGAGCGACTATTTTTTGCTTATCATCGTAATTATGGGATCCCTGTTCGGGTTGCTCGTTACCACAATATTTTCGGTCCAGAAGGAACCTGGGAGGGTGGAAGAGAAAAAGCACCAGCAGCAATCTGTCGTAAAGTTGCCCATCTTTCAGAGGAAGGTGGATCCATCGAAGTGTGGGGAGATGGCTTACAAACTCGTTCCTTCCTGTATATTGATGAATGCATCGAAGCAACCCGCAGAATGATGGATAGTGATTTCATCGGACCTGTTAATATTGGTTCGGAAGAAATGGTTACTATCAATCAACTTGTAGATACTGCCGCTAAAGTTGCGGGTAAAGTTGTAGAAAAAAATCATATTGATGGACCTCTTGGAGTTCGTGGGCGTAATTCTAATAATGATCTCATTAGGGAAAAACTTGGTTGGGATTATTCACAATCTCTTGAAGAAGGAATTAGAAAAACATACGAATGGATTTCCTCTCAAATTTCTAAAAAACAAACTGCTTGATTATGAAAATTACAATTTTAGGATCCAGTGGGCAGATTGGTGCCTACCTTTCGGAGTATCTTCGCGAGAAGGGTCATACGGTTATTGATTTTGATAAGGTTGAAACTCCAAATCATGATATGACTGTGATTCCAAATCAATATCTTGAAAATGCAATTCAGACAGCAGACTTTGTATTCTTTCTTGCATTTGATGTTGGTGGATCTCGTTACTTGAAAAAGTATCAACATACATTTCAATTCATTGATAATAATGCCCGTTTGATGGCAAATGCATTTGGACTTCTTAAGAAATATAATAAGAGATTTGTTTTTGCATCATCCCAGATGAGTAACATGAGTTACTCACCTTATGGTGTACTCAAGAATGTTGGAGAACTCTATACTAAATCTCTAAATGGTCTTATTGTTAAGTTCTGGAATGTGTATGGAATTGAAAAGGACCATGACAAAGCACATGTTATTACAGATTTTATCCGCAAAGGATTTGAGACTGGCGTAATTGATATGCTCACCGATGGTCAGGAAGAACGTGAGTTTCTTTATGCTGAAGACTGTTGCGAAGCACTTGAGGCAATTATGGAAAATTATAATGAATTTACATCAGAAGATAATCTCCATATTACAAGTTTTAAGTCCACAAAAATTATTGACATTGCAAGTATTATTTGTGGACAATTTAATTTGATTGGAAAGTATGATGTAAAAGTTCAACCATCTGATCAGAAAGATAGTGTTCAAATGGATAAGAGAAATAGACCAGATACTTATTTGATGAAATGGTGGACTCCAAAAACTACAATTGACCAAGGCATCGCTAAAGTATTTGAAGCAATGAAGGGAGATTATCTATGAAGATATTTGTTACTGGATGTGCAGGACTTCTTGGGTCCAATTATACAAGACATCTTTTGGTAAACGGTCATAAGGTAATAGGTATTGATGATCTTTCTGGTGGATATAAGGCATTTCTTCCGAAGTCTGAAAATTTTACCTTTGCAAAGTTTGATCTTGAAAGGAGAAAGAAAGTAGTTGATCTATTTGAAGAGCATAAACCAGATGTTCTTTTGCATTTTGCCGCTTATGCTGCTGAAGGACTATCACCTTTTATTCGCAACTATAACTATAGAAACAATCTTATTTGTTCTGCCAATTTAATCAATGAATGTATCAAGCATGATACTAAAATGATTTTTACTTCAAGTATGGCAGTTTATGGTGAACAAGAACCTCCATTCACTGAGGATAAACGACCACAACCAATTGATCCATATGGTATTGCTAAGTACGCTGTGGAGTGTGATTTAAAATTGGCTCACGAACAGTTTGGTCTTAGATATAATATTGTTCGTCCTCACAATGTTCTTGGAATTTATCAAAACATTTGGGATCGTTATCGGAATGTGATTGGTATTTTTATCCGCAAAACTTTGAATGGGCAACCCATTCTTGTTTATGGTGATGGGGAACAGACTCGTGCTTTTTCCGATATCAAATATTATATGGAACCATTTGATAAACTTCTCACAGATTTTGACGGAGAAATATTTAATATTGGTGCCGATAAGCACTTTACTCTAAATGAGGTTGCTGAAACAGTACAGAAGATTGGTAAAAAATATGGATATGAAGTTCCTATTGAGCATGGTGAACCGAGACATGAAGTGAAACATGCATATTGTGATCACACAAAAGCAAAAAGTATGTTAGAATTTAGAGATGAAACTAATCTTGAAGAATTAATTGAAAGTATGTTTGTTTGGGCAATGAGTCAACCAAACAGAAAAGTTAAAACTATGGAATATGAAGTTACTAAAGACATTTACGATTATTGGAAAAACTGATGACTGATTACACTTTCCCTGATTGCAACCGATATTTTCAGGAAAACTTAGAAAAACTTAGATATAAGTTTAATGGTGCTGAGAGTATTAAAAATAATTATTCTCAAGCATTTCAAGATATGTTTGTCTTGAGTATTCTTGATGGAAAAAAGAATGGAACTTATGTTGAGATTGGAGGAGATCATGGTGTAATTATTAGTAACACCTATCTTCTTGAAACTGAGTTTGATTGGAAAGGCGTTTCTTTTGAAATTGATCGGTCAAAGGTTGAAGGATACAACTCTATTAGAGATAATAAGTGCATTTGTGCTGATGCAATTCAATTTGATTATAAAAAATTCTTTAAAGAGAATAATTACCCAAAGCAAATTGATTATCTCCAAGTTGACATTGAACCTGCCTGGCAAACTCTTAATGCACTGAAAGCACTTCCTTTGGATGAATATCGCTTCTCTGTGATTACTTATGAAACTGATCTTTATAAGGATGGTCCTGATGCTGGTGAAGAGGCAATGGAAATCCTTCTATCTCGTGGATATGAATTGGTTGTAAGAAATGTTGCTAACCAAAATAATCCATATGAAGATTGGTATGTAGATCCTACTGTGGTTGATCCAGAAATTGTAAAACTTTTTGTGCAGAAAGGAAGAATTTCTAAAGAGTCAACAGAATGTATCTTTAGGAGTTGACTTATGCTTTTGAGTTTTAATTCCTTGATTAGGAAGTATAACATTAACGTTACTGGTGTGATTCATGTTGGCGGTCACATCGGACAAGAAATGGAAACCTATAAGAAGAATAATGTAGAAAACTTGATTGTGTTTGAACCACAAAAAGTACCATTTCAAAAGTTGACTGATGTTGTCAACTCTATTGGGTTTGATAATATTAATCTTATTAATAAAGCACTTGGAAGTAGTTGTGCTACTGTAGAAATGACTTGTAATGATGATGGATTGTGTAGTTCAATTCTAAATCCTAAACATGTTTTAGAACAATATCCAAATATTATTTTTGACAGGAAAGAAACTGTTGAAATGGTTACGATGGATTCTGTAATTGGGAAAAATCATAGTTATAATTTTCTCAATATGGACACTCAAGGATATGAACTTGAAGTTCTAAAAGGAGCAAAAAATACTCTCAAGACTATTGATTGTGTTTATACTGAGGTTAATAATACTGAAGTCTATGAAGATAATGCTCTTATTGAAGACATTGACGATTTCCTTAAAGGATATAATATGGTTAGAGTTGAAACTGATTGGATGGGCGGTACTTGGGGTGATGCCTTTTATATTAAGCAGGATTTGATATGAGAAGTATTGTGAATAGTGTCTCTCATTGGTATGGGAGACTTGGAAATAATATTCAACAAATCTGTAATGGAATTCTATACTCTCAAATTCATGGAGACGGATTTGTTAGTCCTCATCATGAATTAATTGAGCAAGTGATATTGAATCACGAAGGCAAAACAATGCTTCGTCCAAATAGATTCTTTCATTATAATACTCAAAATAAAGACTTTGATATTCCTATTGATTTTCTATATGAAAATATTGGAAAAGTTGCAAAGCAATATGTAGTTCCAAACTTTAAATTTAGCATTGATAAACCATTTGATGATGATACTTTAGTCATTCATATTCGTAGTGGAGATATTTTTGCGCATGAACATAATCCTCCACATGATTATGTTCCCAATCCTTTATGTTATTATTTAAATTTGATTGAGGAATACGATAAAGTAATTGTGGTCACTGAACCAGATAACTGTAATCCCATAGTTGATGAACTTAGAAGGATTGAAAAAGTAACCATACAATCAAAATCAGTAGGAGAGGATTTTGCAACTCTTATGAGAGCAAAAAATCTTGCATCTTCTGGCACTGGTACTTTTGCTGTTGCTGCTGGATTATGCTCTTCTAATCTTAAGAATTTTTATTGTACAAACTTATATCTTGACGAGCATTTAAATCCTGGGATGTTAATGAAAACTGAAGAGGTCACTGTTTATGTGATGGAACTTAAAAATTATATTCAACTTAAGAATTGGAAAAACGACGAAGAGCAACGTAAATTTATTCTGGAGTATAGCAATGAGAGTATTTGATTCCTTTATTTTCTTTAATGAGTTAGATCTTCTTGACCTTAGACTCAATATACTCAATGATGTAGTTGATTATTTCGTAATTACAGAATCTCCTTGGACTGTTAGTGGAAATCCTAAACCACTTTACTATCAGGAAAACAAAGAAAGATTTTCTAAGTTTCATCATAAGATTATTCATAATATCACTGAAGAAATTCCCAATGACTATAGTGATTATGTGGATAAGAAAAAATATCATACTCCTATGGGAGGAAATGATTTGAATGGAACTCCATATAGAGAGTATCCAATTCGTTTTCAAAGAGCCATCTTTAATAGAGATAGTAGCATTTATGGATCAGTAAATTTTGGAATCAATGATGATGATATTATTCTTACCAGTGATGCCGATGAAATTATTAATCCTTTAGTTCTTAAAGATCTATCTTGGTTTGATCCAAACAATCATTATGTTTGCCTGCAGAAAGCATTTTACTACAAGTTAAACTATCTTTATCAAGATGATTGGATGGGAACAAGGATTTCTACATTCAAAACTCTTTCAAATTATTCTGTAGATCTTTTGCGAAATATGCATAAAGATGCTTATAGAATTGAGCAGGCGGGTTGGCATTGGAGTTTCTTTGGTGACGCAGATAATTTTAGATTGAAATTGGCTTCATATGAGCATACTGAAAATAATGTAGAGTCTAATACTGCAAATGCGGAGAGAAAAATTGACGAAGGTATTGATCCTTTTGGTAGGTCTATTCAAATAAAAACAATTCCCATTGATGACTCATATCCAGAGTACATTGTTGTTAATCAAGAAAAATACGCAGAATTTATTAAACCATGGAATTGATTGAAGGTGTAGCACTTTCAGAGTTATGTGATTATTCCTTCGGAGACCAGTCTGGTCAATGGGGGAATATTTTTACGTCTTTTATGAAAGATGCCAACTTAATGAATTTGGAATTTGTAGAAAAACTTTTTGAGATTAAAAAAAGCAGAGATTATATGACTCTGTTTATTGATAATATTCGTTTATATAAAAGACATATTGTAGAGGTAAAAGAGACTGACCGACCTTATGTTGAAAGTCTTATGGAAAGAAGTGATCTGTTGAAGTTGTGTTCAAACTTTCCTGATATGAAATTCATTATCTTCACTAACCTTGAAGATACTCCAACTGACGAACACATTTTTGATGCTATTCCCGAAAACGTATTGTGCATTTCTGCTGTAAATGCTATTGCCTACGGTGGAAAAGTTGTACCTGCTCCTTACGGTTTGCAAAGGGCAATGAATCCAAGCGATGGTAGAATTGGTGATATTAAGAGTTCTATGAGATTTACTTCAAAGAATCCTCCAGGACTTTTATATGTGAGTCATAGCGAGAATACAAATTCTCAAAGAGTCGGTATCAAGAGTATTTTTAAAAATAAGTCTTGGGCAGAAGTTCATGAAGAGAGAGTCCCTTATTCTGTATTTTTATACAATCTCAGTCAATCCAAATTTATGATTTGTCCTATTGGAAACGCTATTGATTGTCATAGAAATTGGGAAGTTCTTTATATGCGAAGAGTTCCCGTGATGAAAACTCATCCATATCTTGAGAAATTATTTGAAGGATATCCAGTTCTATTTGTAAATAATTACACTGAAGTAACCGAAGAACTTCTAAAAGATAATGATCATTTGTTTGCTAAAGCGCAAGAAATGGATCTAACTCAATTGACACTTCCAACTTTTTTTGATAACATTGTAAATAAAGCCTTAGAAGGAGAATATGTTAGTAAATGAAATGTATCTCGGATCTGGTCTTGGTAACCAGATTTGGGCATCTGTCGTAACTCGCATCATTGCAGAAAAGTTGGGATACGAGTATGGCATTAAAGGCAAAGAACTGTGGAAAGGAAATGGTTGGATGCCTTACTTCTGGGGGAAGGAAGTTGTAGGTGGATCTGGACCTGATGGTGGTCCTCCAGATACTCTACCTGAAGGTATTGAGTACTGGTATCGTGAACGTCAGGAAGGTCACTATAAAGAGGGTCGTCATCAGCATGATATGAATCCTATTGACCACGGACTTTTCTTTCTTCCTGACAACACAAAACTGGACGGAACATTCCAGAATATGTTGTATATTGAAGATCGCCGTGATGATATTCGGGAGTGGTGTAAAGTTGATGAAGATAAAGTCATTACTGATTATTCTGCAGATGATATTTGTGTAATTCATTTTCGTGGAGGAGATTACTCCACTGGATTTTCATTCCTACCACCTCAATACTATCAAATGGCAATTGAGAGAATGAAAGAAAAGAGAAGTGATATGCGATTTGTGATTGTAACTGATGATGCAGATCTTGCACGGAAGCATATTCCTGGGATTGAAGTTGTTGGTGCAGCAGTTTCTAATGAACCGGGTGGACCTGACTATAAGATCGGTTGGTATCAAATGAAAGGTGGACCTCTATCTATTGATTATAGTATTTTGCACACAGCAAAGAATGTGATTATGTCTTCCTCTACTTTTTCTTTCTGGCCTGTTTGGTTGTCAACAGAACTCAAAAATATCATTGTTCCAATGTATTGGTTTGATTGGAATACTTCTGATGGATGGTGGAGACCTGTTGATTCTATCGTTCCTGAGTGGACTTATATGGATAGGTCTGGTAATATTAAAACAGGAAATGATTGTTGGCAGGATTATCGTAGGTATACGCATGTGATTAATCCCGAAACTTCTGGTGTTTTAGTTAAGTATGAATAAAATTATCTTACCAAATGTAACTCTCTTTTGCATTTCATCCAATAATATTGATGGTGCTCTCTATGCTTTACAAAAAAGTATGGAGGGCATCTCCTTTGGAAAAATTAAATTAATCACTCATGAAGATCCTGGCAATCTTCCTGAGGGAATTGAGTTCTCTAAATGTTATAAGATAGAATCAATTCATGATTACAACTATTATTGCATCTATAATCTCACTAAACATATTGACACTGATTATTGTCTACTTGTTCAACCAGATGGGTATGTTATTAGGCCGTGGAAATGGGACAACAACTGGTTCAACTATGACTACATTGGAGCACCGTGGAGGTGGGAAGAAGCATCATTCATAACTCCTTTTGGCGAACATATTTCTGTTGGTAATGGTGGATTTAGTTTTAGGAGTAAGAAACTTCTTGATGTTCCAACCAAAGTTCAAGTTCCCTGGGATGTAAACAAAGGAGATTTTTACAAACATTTTGGGTATGGATCAACGTCGGAAGATGGAAACATCTGTGTTCACAATAGGCATATATACGAAGAGCAAGGATGCAAATTTGCTCCAGTAGAAGTTGCCGCAAAGTTTTCTAAAGAAAGGCATATATCTCCATATCATGATGATATTGAGACTTTTGGATTTCATTTTTTTGTTCAGGATATTCGTTGAGGTAATTATGATTGGTTATAATCATCTAGGTCGTAATGGCAGACTTGGTAATCAGATGTTTCAATATGCTGCATTGAGAGGAATTGCAGAGAAGCATGGATATGAATGGTGTATTCCTCCAAGCGACTTTCGTAACGAGCATAAAGACCATCAGTTGTTTGAAGCCTTCAAACTTCCTTCTGTGAAGAATGTTGAGATGCTTGGTGCAACTTATGTTGAAGAAAAATCTTTTACCTTTGATGAAGACTTATTTGAAAATTGTTCTGACAATGTAAATCTTTATGGATTCTTTCAAACTGAAAAGTATTTTAAGCACATTGAACAACAGATTCGTGAAGATTTCATCTTTGTAGATGATATTTGGAATCCATGTAAGGAAATGTTTACTTTTGATGAAACAATCTCTTTGCATATCCGCAGAAGTGATTATGTAGAGAAACAAAATTATCATCCACTTTGTTCTATGGAATACTATGAGGAAGCACTGAAAAGACTTCCTCAAGATATTCCAGTTCTTATTTTTTCAGATGACACTGAATGGTGTAAAAAGCAAGATATTTTTCAGCCAGATAGATTTCTTATCTCTGAATCTGATAATAATTTGGTTGATATGTGTCTAATGACAATGTGTAGTTATCACATCATTGCAAATAGTTCTTTCAGTTGGTGGGGTGCTTGGCTCTCTGGTAGTAAAAAAGTTATTGCTCCCAAGGTTTGGTTTGGTCCTCAAGCAAATCTTGATGATCGCGATTTAGTTCCTGATTCTTGGGAGCGTATTTGATGAGATTTTCTATTGCAATTCCTGCACATGATAGGGGAGAAAATGGTCCAGTATGGATGAGAGAACTCCTTGACTCTATTAAGACTCAAACATTTCAAGATTTGGAAATAGTTGTTTCGGATCAAAGTAAAAATGATAACATTTTAAATGCGTGTAAGGAATACTCCAATGATTTTGATTTCAAATATGTAAAGTATAGTGGAAATATTCCTTGCGAAAATATTAATATTGCCCTTGATGAATGTGAGGGAGAGATTATTAAACCGATGTTTTCTGATGATCTCTTCGTTGTGAATAATGCTTTAGAAATTCTTGATCAGGAATATAAAAAGACTGGGTGTTCCTGGTCTTTTAGTGGATTTTGTGGAACTAAAGATGGTAAAACATTTTATGATGAAAGAGTTCCTCAGTGGACAGACTACATGTTAGAAGGTAGAAATCTTTTAAGTAGTCCTTCTGTTGTCTCTTTTTTGAGAAACTCAAAGCAACACTTTGATGAGAATCTAAAACTACTTTTAGATACTGAGTTTTATCATCGTATGCGTTGGGAGAATGGAATTCCCCATATTATTTCTGATGTTTTAGTTGCAAATCGTGATCATGACAATCGCATTAGTAGTCATCAGACATCTCAATATGATGCAGTGGTGGAACACCCAGAAGGTAGTTGGTTGATTAATAGATCAGAGTATCACTACGTCCAAAATAAACATAAAGAATTTTGTATCAATAGAAAATATCCAGATGAAAATTGATTTAAAGGAAGCAACTTTTATTATTCCAATTCGTATTGAGTCTACTGATAGGCTTAGGAATGTAATTACAACAACTGCATTTCTGTTGGAAAATTTTGATACAAATATTCTTATTAAAGAAGTTGATGCAGAGTCTGTTTTTCAGAGAGATGCTCTACCAATTTTAAAGAATATTTTGGATGTTGAAATTAATGTAAATCATATCTTTGATAAAAGTGATGAACCACTCTTTCATCGTCAGAAAGTTTTGAATGAGATGATTATGGAAGCAAAGACCGAGATAGTTGTAAACTATGATTGTGATGTTTTGCTTCCTTTAGATTCATACCACGAAGCATATCAATCTATTTTGCATCATACGCATGATGTAATTTATCCATATGGACAAGGATTATTTCAAAGGAAAGTTCATGCAACTGATGAAGTAGTTTCTAATTTCTTACAAAATATGAACTTTGATTATCTTGAGAAATATTCGGAACGTAGCACCTCTGATTTTGGGTGGGTTCAGTTTTTCAATCGTCAAGTTTATATTGATGGTGGCATGGAGAATGAAAACTTTAAAGCATATGCTCCAGAAGATAAAGAAAGATTTTACAGGTTTAATACTTTAGAGTATAATGTTGGTAGAATTAATGATGTTGTTTATCACTTAGAGCATTCGCGAGGAGAAAACTCTTGGTTTAATAATCCCTACATGCAATCTAATATTAGTGAGTGGGAAAAAATTCAAACTATGAACAAAAATCAACTAAAAGAATATTATTTGAAACAGGATTATCTTAAAAAATATGTTAGCATTTAATCAGATTGGAAATCTTGGTAGACTTGGCAATCAAATGTTTGAGTATGCATCTCTAAGAGGGATTGCTACTAAACATAATTATGATTGGTGTATTCCACCATTCCACAGAAGTGGTATTGAAAATTATAGTCTACATAATTGTTTTAAATTGGAGTCTGTTAGGGATTCTAATTTAAATTTTAGAGATGACTTTGGATATGTTCAAGAAAGATTCTTTCACTTTGATGAGGAACTTTTTGAAAATTGTCCAGATAATGTAAGTCTTCATGGATTTTTTCAATCTGAAAAATATTTTCAACATATTTCAGATGACATACGTAAGGACTTTACTTTTCATAATGAGCATCTTGAACCTTGTAAAGAAATGATGGAAAATTTCCAAGGTCAGGAACCAATCATGCTGCATGTTCGCAGAGGAGATCCAAATCTGGTTGATCCTCGCGGATTTAAGTGGGCATATGTAAATTGCTCTGATCAGCATCCTGTTCAAGCAATTGATTATTATGAAAAGGCACTTTCTTATTTTGATGATGATCATCCTGTAATTGTATTTTCAGATTCTCCTGAATGGGTAAAAGAGCAGGAATTCTTTGAGAGTGATAGATTTTTTGTATCCGAACCAGTTGATAAATATCCAGACGGATCTTATACGCCATATGCTGACCTTTGCTTAATGTCATTGTGTTCTCACGCTATTATTGCTAATAGTTCTTTGAGTTGGTGGGGGTCATGGTTGATTAGTAATCCAAATAAAAAAGTTATCGCACCGCAAAAGTGGTTTGGTCCTGCGTATGCAGACAAAGATACTAAAGATCTTTATTGTTCAGGTTGGGTAGTAGTATGAATGATTTACTTGATAAAAATAAATCAACGTATAAACTTAAAAATATTGGACCAATTTACTATTTGAATCTTGACGGGCAACCAGAGAGAAGAGAATATATGGAGAACCAATTTAAATATTGGGAGATAGAAAATTACACTCGCATCTCTGCATACGATGGTAGAGAAGATGACCTAAGTGATATTATTAGTGGTCGTTATCCTGAAATGATGAGTTCAGGTGAGGTTGGGTGTATTACGTCTCATTTGAAAGCAATTAAACATTGGTATGAGACAAGTGATAGTCCATATGCAATCATTATGGAAGATGATTGCAACTTGGACTTAGTTAAGTATTGGAACTTTACTTGGTCTGATTTTTATGCTCATGTTCCATATGATTGGGATGTAGTTCAAATTGCCATTATTTGTACAGGTGATATACATGTAAAACTTCATAAGAGGTTTGTAAATGATTTTTCTACAGCTTGTTATCTAATTACGAGACATCATGCAGAAAAACTTTTGAAGTTTCATGTTCGCGGTGATAAGTATAAACTTGATAATGGTGTTAAACCAAGACCTGTTGCTGATGATTTGATTTATAACTCTGGTAATACTTACTCTATCCCTCTCTTGCTTTACCGTATTGAATTGGGTTCCAGTATTCACCCAGATCATATTGACGCTTTTCATAGAGGAAATTATAATGCTCTCTCACAGTATTGGCAGCAAAATGGTGCTAATATTGATATTAAGGATTATATGAATTATGATCCATTTTTGGGTAGAATAACTGAAAATTCAGCAGCCCAACAAACGACTTGACAAATTTGAAGAAAATCGGTACACTAAATAAGTACTTAAGAATTCAGTTGTAATTCTTAACATTCGTCCTATAGTACATAAAAATTTTTATGAAACTCAAACAACTGATGCTTGCACCTGTTGCTCTGGGAATGGTTGCTCCTGTTGCTGCGAATGCCGCAGACCTTAACATGGCAGCAGTCAACCAATATGTTACCTCTGAGCAGGTCACAAGTGTCACACAACTTTCTGATGTGCAACCTACTGATTGGGCATATCAAGCACTCAGCAACCTTGTAGAGCGTTATGGTTGCGTTGCTGGTTATCCCAATGGCACCTTTGCTGGTGGACGTGCAATGACCCGTTATGAGGCAGCAGCACTCCTAAATGCTTGCCTTGATCGTGTTACTGAAAACACTGATGAACTCAAGCGTCTTGCTAATGAATTCCGTGATGAACTCGCTGTGATTCAAGGTAAGGTTGCTGGTCTGGAAACTAAAGTTGCATCTCTGGAAGCAACTCAATTCTCCACCACTACCAAACTGCGTGGTGAAGCAAACTTTGTTCTTGGTGGTGTTGATGACTACCAAACCAAAGGTGGTAATGCAACTCGCACTGCATTCAACTATGATCTCCGTCTGAACCTGGATACTTCATTCACCGGCAAGGATCTGCTGCGTACCCGCCTGCGTTCTGCTAACTTCAGTAGTGATCCTTTCGGTTCCAGTTCGTCACTCTTTAAATTGGATAAGGCAGACAACACTACCAGTGAAGTTGGTAACAACGTAGTTATTGACCGACTGTTCTATCAGTTCCCTGCATTCAATAATAAAGCAACTCTGACTGCTGGTGCTGCTGTTCGTAACACTGAGATTGCTTGGATGCCTTCTGCTTATAAGTCTGGTATTCTTGACTTCTTTGCTGTTGCTGGTACTCCTGGTGTTTATAACAAAGCAACTGGTGCTGGTTTCGGTGCTCAGTACGGAACCAAAGGTCTCGTTGCTGGTGTAAACTATGTTGCCCAAAGTGGTAACAATAGTGAGACTGGAGTGTTTGATGAGACTGGTGCTCTGAACACCCTGGCACAAATTGGTTATCGTGGTACTAACTGGGGTGCTGCATTCGGTTACCGTTATGGTACTGAAGGTACTCGTGTTCGTACCTACAACGGCCTAAATGGTGCTTCTGGTACTCTGGTTCCAGGACAAACCTCTAACGGTTATGCACTCAATGCTTACTGGCAACCCACTCAATCTGGTTGGGTTCCCTCTATCTCTGCTGGTTATGGTTGGAACACTGTAAGTGGTACTAATAGTGATGCTACTGATAGTCAATCTTGGTTTGCTGGTCTTCAGTGGGAAGACGTGTTTGTGGGTGGCAACTCTGCTGGTGTTGCTATCGGTCAAGCACCTACTGGTGAGAACCTTGAGAAGTCCACGATGCTTGAGATCTTCTACAAGTATCAAGTGTCTGATAACATCAGCGTCACTCCTGCTATCATCTACGGTAGCGACAATCAGCGTCTTGCTAATAACTCTTCCAACTGGGGTGGTGTGATCCAGACTACGTTTAAGTTCTGATCTCCTAACAAAATTAGGTATAAATGACTACCAGGGGTGCTTGACACCCCTTTCTTTTTCCTATATAATTGTGTAACAATTCTTAACGAATTAAACAATGACTGTAACGACTAATGAATATGGGCAACAGAATATGTTTGCCAAAGAGCCAACCATGTATTACGAAAACTACGGTATGCTCTCACCTAATCAAGTAAAGGAGCGTACTAATGGACGTTGGGCAATGGTCGGTTTTGTTGCTGGTGTTATTTCTTATACTGTCACTGGCAACTTCTTCTTCGGCATCTTCTGACAATTGATTGACAATGACTTCATTCTTGTTTACAATGACATCCGTTGCCTTCTTCGTTCTGTTGGCAGCATCCGTAGAAAAACTTTGTGAGACTTACTAATGGCTACTTTTAACGTCACTCTCCAATCTCCTGATGGCACTGAAACTACAATTCAATGTGCTGATGACCAGTACATCCTTGAAGCAGCAGAAGAGGCAGGTGTTGATCTCCCTTCATCGTGTAAGGCAGGTGCTTGCTCTGCCTGTGCTGGTAAACTCATCTCTGGCACCGTTGACAATGAAGAACAATCGTTCCTTGATGATGACCAACAAGCAGAAGGTTGGGTTCTCACTTGCGTTGCTTATCCCACAAGTGATTGTGTAATTCTTACCGAACAGGAAGAGAATCTGTGAGTGCTGATATGCTCGGGCAACTTGGAGTTGCCCTCCAACAATTGAATTGGGATCGTGATGATGAACTTTCAGTTGAGATTGGTGGGGTAGCAGTCACAGGAACTGCTACCAGTCCAAATGCAAATCCAAAATGGGCAAAACCATTTGGAACTGTATCTTATCAAAACGATGCTTTTATTGTAATTAAAAACAAGTCAAGGAACCCAGTTGTTCCTTCACAACCAAATCCTGAACTTAAACAACAACACCCTTATAATGGAACACTCTCTAATTGAAATTCTGACTTATTATGTAATTGTTGCTGCTCTGTTTATTGGAGCACCCGCAGTATTTTTTACAATTGTTTTTATGCCTGCACTTATGAATACAAAGGGAGCAGTTGTTGGTTATAAAACTCACCGCGATTATGGTGAAACTTCTATCTATTCTAAAGTAAAATAAAGGAGAAAAGAAATGAACAAAATTTTTACTGAACGTGCAGAACGCATTAATGGTTGGGCTGCAATGATTGGATTCGTGGCTGCTGCAGGATCTTATCTCATTACTGGACAAATTATTCCTGGTGTATTTTGATGGAGACTAACATGCGTAAAGAACAATATCAAATTCCTCAAGTTGAATTTGTATTCCGTGAGAATGGTGAATTTGTAACTCGTACTTCTTTAGATCTCTTTGATGGAAAGCGTGTGGTCATTTTTAGTCTGCCTGGTGCTTTCACTCCTACTTGCAGTGCCTATCAGCTTCCTGGATTCGAAGAGAAATACGACGACTTTATTGGTAGTGGCATCGATGATATTTACTGCATCTCTGTTAATGATGGGTTTGTAATGAATGCTTGGCAGCAGGATCAGAACATTCAAAATGTAAAACTCATTCCAGACGGAAATGCATATTTCACACGTTCTATGGGAATGCTTGTCACTAAGTCCAACCTTGGTTTCGGCAGTCGCTCTTGGCGTTATGCTGCAGTCGTGGATAACGGAATCATCGAAAAACTATTCGTTGAGGCGGGTCAGCGGGATAATGCAGACACCGACCCTTACGAGGCGACTACTCCAGAAGTGGTTCTTGATTACGTGAAATCTACAGTACGAGAAACTGTTACTGCTTGAAAATAATAAAGGCACCCAAAAGGGTGCTTTTTTTATAAATATCTTCAGTGTTTATAGAGATAATCAATGACCCTAGATCTTCATAACTTTTTTAAGTTTTATGATGATAGCAATTCAAATCATGTTGCAGCGGTCCAGTGGTTAGAAGATAATTTACCTGCTCAATTTTTAGATGATTCTGAAACCGATTGGATTGGAATTTTTAGAACTAAGCCCCCTACACCAGCAGTTCTTGCAGTTCCATATTTCAATCAAGTAGATAACTACAGAGATGCGCATAGAACTTGCAACTCTTCATCGTGCGCTATGTGCCTTGCTTTCCTCAAGCCAGGAAGCATTAAGGGTGATGACGAATACGTTAAGAAGGTATTTGCGATTGGTGACACGACTGACCATGCGGTACAGACGAAAGTTCTGGCAGGTTATGGAGTTAAGTCACACTTTAGTTACAATCTTTCTTTTGCTGATATTGATAAGAGTCTTGATGCTGGAAAACCTGTTGTTATTGGTATCCTGCATCGCGGTTCTCTATCTGCACCTACTGGTGGGCACATGTGTGTTGTAATTGGTAAGACTCCTGATGGCAAAGGATATTATGTAAATGATCCATATGGTTCACTGAACGATAACTATACTGGTCCTGTAACTAACGGTAAGAAAACAATTTATACCAAAGCAGTTCTTAAGCACCGTTGGTGTCCAGGAGGCAACGATGGATGGGGCAGAATCTTCGATTAATTTTAAAAGGAAGATGCTTAAAGTGATTAAAGATCTTACAAATAATGGAAAGCACGTAGAAGCAAACGAACTTTATCAACGGTATTTCGGAGACAACAATGGCAAGAATCGATCTACATAACTTCTTCAAGTTTTATGACGAGAAGAACCCTAACCACGTTAAGGCAGTGCAATGGTTAGAAGATAATCTACCTGTCAAATATCTGGAGGATAATATTGATTGGGCAGAAATTTACCGAGGAAAAAAGTCTAATGCTGCACCAGCACCTGCTGCTGCAGCTTCTGCCGCTCCTGTAGCAGGTGGTGATGATGTTCCTCAGATGGGCATCAAACTCATCAAGGAATTTGAAGGATGTCATCTAAAGGCATATCCAGATCCTCTTACTGGTGGACTTCCAATCACCATTGGTTGGGGTTCTACTCGTAAGAAGGATGGTTCGCCATTCAAACTTGGCGATACTTTAACTCAAGCAGAGGCGGATGCACTTCTCATTGAACAATGTAAAAATGAGTTTCTTCCTGCACTGCGTAAAATCCCACATTGGAATGAAATGTCAGATGGAAAAAGAGGCGCTCTGCTCAGCTTTGCTTATAATCTTGGTGCCGGTTTTTACGGTGGTGATAACTTTAATACTATTACTAAACGCCTGAAGAACAGAGAGTGGGATTTAGTTCCCGATGCGCTTTATCTCTATAGAAATCCTGGTTCCAATGTAGAAGCAGGATTAGCACGTAGAAGAAAAGCAGAAGGTGAAGCTTGGAAAAAAGGTTAACCTCAAACTAAGGAACAAATGGAAACACCAAACAAAAAGGAAAAGTGTATGAGTACTTTTATTCGTATTGCCATTTTGGGTTGGTCTGCCGCACTTCTTACTGCTAGCTATGCTGGGGCTCTCGCTAAGATGGACCCAACTTTTATTGCAACTGTGTTCACTGCATCTGCTGCCACATTTGGTATTAATACAATGAAGAAGGGTGGTGATGATGATGAAAAAAAAGATGAACCACGTAGAGAAGAAGTAGTTGCTACTGCACCACCAGAACCTCCAGCACCTGAACCAACAACTTTGGAAGAAAGAGTTGAAGCTCTTGAAGAAAAAGTTGAGGAAGGTGAGGGATTTGTAAAACCACGCACAGGAACCTAATGTCAAAATCAGCAAACAAAGGTAAAAAGGGTAGCGCAGGATCTGCCAACAATAAAAAGCAGAATTCTGGCAATGCTAATGCCAAGAAGGCAAAAAATGGCGGTAAGAAAAAGTGATTGATTTTATCGCCTTTATGATTGTTGGTTATTCTGAGATTAGTCCTGGCAGTTGTCAGTTGGAATACCTTCGTTATAATGAAGTTCACTCGCTTGTAATCCCGTGCCAAGAGAATGGAACACTCCAAAAAGGGAGTGTTGGAATGCTCCCATCCACAAAATACTTCAAGCAATAGATAATCACACCCGTCTTTATATGGAGACGGGTGATTTTTGGCATGAAGAACAGGCCCAGATCTTGAGAAAGTATGTAAAAGATTTGAAAGTCTGGATTCACAAAGAAGAGGGTTGGTGGAACGAATGAAAAAGTTGCTCACCTCAATTGGTTTATTGCTGACGTTAGCACTTCCTACTAGTGCTTCTTCATTATTACCAAAACAACCAACAGTAAGACCTTATAGTGCAGAGGCAATGGGTTGTATGATTCTCTTAGAGTGTACTGAAGGAATAGAGAAACTATCAGTAGATTCTGAACTACTAAAGGATCCAGACTTTGATCCATTCAGAGAAGAATTAAAAAGAATTATTACTGCTCTTGATGGTGTAAATGTTCCTGTTTATGTTGCCCCAGAAAGATACTTTACTCCAAGAACAGTGGGGTTATATAAACCAAACTACAATCGTTTCTTTGTGAACGAACAACTTCTCAAAGATCCAAGAGAGTTTCTTGGAACGATGAGACATGAAGGATGGCATGTTGTACAAGATTGTATGGGTGGTGGATTACAAACATCCTTTATGGCTCAAGTCCACCAGGACTCAGAAATTCCTGCTTGGGTGATGAAGCAGACTCGTTTGACTTATGAATCAATGATGCAGAGTCGTGCTATTCCTTGGGAGGCAGATGCTAACTGGGCAGAAGAGCAATCAAATCAGACTGCAGAAAAGTTAGAAATGTGTGCTAAAGGACCATTGTGGGAACAGATTAGACCAACTCCTATGACAATGGATTGGTTGATTGGGTGTGGATGGATGAAACCACAGGAAGGTAAGTATCCTTATTACCCAAATAAAAAAGTAGAGTATTGTACTGAAGGTAAGTACTAATGGATTTTCCCTGGGGAGTTGTTACAATATTAGGATGCGGTCTTATCTTTACTGCATATGTAATTTACTACATATTAAAATTAGCACACGAGGAAATGAAAGATGAAAAATTTAGCACTCATCCTATCAACAACAAGTCTTCTCATTAGTGGAGCACTTTGCTATGGTGCTTATGTAACTTATAAAAAAGCAGAGGCAATTTTGAACAACCCAGAACAGTTTGTTGGTAAGGTTGTAGAGAATCAAGTCAATAAAGCATTTGAAAAATTACCTATTCCAAAACTAAATAATGAGAAGTTTAAGCTGCCATTCTAATGGATAAGGATCCGTACATTTATAGAATCAAGTCAGTTCTTAAGGTTGTAGATGGCGATACTATTGATGCTGCTATTGACCTTGGGTTTGATATCTCCCTTACTAAGCGAATTCGTCTTGCTGGTGTCGATACCCCAGAGAGCAGAACAACTGATGCAAATGAAAAGAAACTTGGTCTTGAGGTTAAAGAGTGGCTCAAGAAAAAGTTAGAAGGGCAGGAAGATATTATTGTTAAAACAGAACTCCCAGATTCTACCGAAAAGTACGGAAGAATTCTGGGACATTTGTTTATTGGAGATAAGGAAGTATCCGCAGTCAATAAAAAGAAATCAGTCAATCAACAAATGATTGATGAGGGATTTGCTTGGACTTACTCGGGAGGCACCAAAGTTAAAAACTTTGAAGAATTAAAAGAAATTAGACGACAAAGAGGAACTCTGGTAGAATAAATAGTATCACCTGTAAGTCGCATTATAGGTGGAAAGGGTGCTTCGGCACCTTTTCTTGTATAAATAGTATTGCGACTTACAGAGTAGAATGAAACACATTCACCATATTGTGCCTAAACATATGGGAGGCACAGACGACCCCAGCAATCTTATAGAGTTAAGTGTTGAAGAACACGCAGAGGCACATAAAAAACTCTATGAAGAATATGGTAATGAATATGATAGGATTGCTTATGAAGCACTATCTGGAATTATAAAAAAAGAAGAGGTAATACAACAAGTATTAAGTGAAGCAGGAAAAAGAGGTGGTGCTCCAAAAGGTAGAGTTCCTTGGAATAAAGGAAAGAAAGGAGTTCAAAAAAATCCTCATCTTGCTGAACTGAATAGGAGTAGGAGGGGGCATCCCATTAGTGAAGAAGCAAAGGCAAAAGTTAGTGCTGCTAATACTGGTAGAAAAAGACCAGATTTAGCAGAAAGAAATAAGAAAAGAAAAGGTATGAATATTCTAAGAGACGAAAGTGGTAGGTTTGCTTCTAATAAATAACTAAAAAGTATTGTTAAAAATGGACGCACAAGAACTTCGCAATCTTCAAGAAGCATATATGGAAGTTTATCAGAATCTTGATGAGGAAGGTAAAACTTCCCAAAGATTAGCAGATCTTGCTAATAAAAGAATTGGAGATTTGCCCCCAACACATCATATTCATCATCGTAGAGGAACAACTTCTTTAAGAACTTTGTCGAATTTGTGGAATAATGCATCAAGAAGAGCAAAAGGTACATACCCCCAGCAATCAGGTCTTAGAAGGGGTGCTGGTGGGGCAGGAGTTCCAGATAGAGCAGGAGATTCTGTAACATCTCTACGAGGTACTCGTAGAGGTGCAGCACGCGCACTGCTTGACAAAGAGACAAAAGGTAGAAATACACCATTAACTCCAAGTGAACGTCCAATACCTATTAGAAGTAGATCAACTCCTCCCACAAGTGGACCAACCAGCAGAACAAATACTCCATTAACTCCAAAAACTAGAGACGAAAGAGCAGCAGCAGCAGGATTCAAAGGTCAAGGATCTCTTCCAAAAGGTAAAAAACTCTATAGACAAACTGCTCGTGGTGTTACAACTGGAGATGATCCAATGAAAGTATTGCAGTCCGCAGCACAGCAGAAAGAACATTATGACCTCTACGACATCATCCTCTCACACCTTCTTGATGAAGGATATGCTGAAACACCAGAAGCAGCAGAAGCAATTATGGTTAATATGAGTGAGGAGTGGAGAAACTCTATTCTTGGTTGATTTATGATATATTTTAATATTGTTAGATTGTTTATTATCATCTGGGCAGCATTTATGATTTCTGCTTTGGAGTCTGTTGCCATTCGCACAGAAGGACAAGTAGAACTAGAAAGCACAAGTAGAGATGCATATGCAAAAGTACTTGTGCTTGCTGTAGGTTCTTTTCTTGGTGATGCTGCTTTTAAATTGAAAAATAAATCAAAAAGACAAGCGAGCAGATAATTTTTTAGCAATTTTCTTAGGTGGGGCATAGAGGGACTTAAATCTTTCTTGCCCTTCTTTTGTGAATTTATCTTTTACTGGTTCATCAATAATTACTTTATTTTCAATTTCATATAGAGTATTCTTTTCAATCTCATCACGAATATACTGCTCTACATTATCTGTTTGCGCAACGAGTCTTGTCCCTTCAGAGGAATATTCAAAAATATCAATATGTCCACCTTCAGACATTACATAATGAAGGACTGGTTTTACTTGTTTGATTTTAATTTTAAACTTATTCTTTGTTGCTTCTTTAATCAAAGGTTCAGCAGCATTTTTAAGTACATTCAATACTGCTGTTGATGCCATTGTCGCAGCAGTTGTAACTACTGCGACAGCACCAGCCGTAGCAACAAGAGAAGGATCAGGTAAATTAATATCGACTCCATAAACAGTAAAAGTTGGTTGTTGTTTACCTACTGGAACTTCTGCAACTTGAGATGGTTCAGATATTGGAGTTTGTATAGGAGGGGTTTGGACAACTTGAGGCAGTTGGGAAGGGGGAGTAGCATCAGGTAATCCTCTTGTTTTTTCCTGCTGTTCCGCCGCTGCTTGTTTTTGACGTTCTGCATTTACTGCAGCATCAAACTCTGCTTGAGTTGGAACATTAATGATTGGATACTTAATTGCAGTATTTGGAACATCAACAACAGGAACTTCTAATCCACGAACAAGAGGTGCTTCTACTCCGCGAACATTTGGTCTATCTATAGTTGAAATTACAGATGGACCAGATATTCTGTTTACGTTTGAATTTGGTACATTAATCGGATTATTTCCGATTATGGGTCTTAGATTTGGGTTATCAATTAGTTGTATTGGTTCCATTAACCACATCCTCAACTTTTGGGTATTTCACAACAACATCAGCACAAACTTTGAAGTAAGGACTTTCTGGATGGAACATCACTCCATTTTTATAAGCTTCGCCGCATTTTAATAGTCTAACCAATTCAAAATCTAATCTTGCTTTATCAGTCTCTGCTTGTTGTCTTGCAATTTCAGTCTCTGCTCTCTTCTTACATAAGTTCATTAGATTGCTATCTAATGGTATGTTGAGACCTGCAGAAATTCCCCAGTTACCATTGCGTGATGCAAAAGATTCGGGATCATCACTTCCATTGTTACTACTCATGGCAAACGGGGAGACTGAAAAAGTTGCACCTTGGCAACTTACTCCACCGCCATAAGTGTTAACTGCATATGGTCCTTGAAGAACTTGAACTGCTTGATTAGTTACATTTCCTGTAGCACTTGCACTTGGACCAGCAATGTTTGTATTGCTGGGTGCAGGAGTGCTTTGAGCAAATGCAGTTCCAGTTGAGATTATTGCGTAAAGACAGAGATTGATGTAGTAGTTGATTGCGTTTCTGTGGTGCGATCTATCCATGTTTCTTTTGCCACTCCAGGGCCAAGATACGTCTCACTAAATTGAAATGGGGCACCTTGAGTCATGATGGAATAACTAGCACCCCTTTGGGGGATACCTGGAATGTTAATGTTGGTTCCAGATACAGTATATGATTCGCCAGTAGTGTATTCAACTTGACGAATAGTTTCTATGACTTTTGTTGTTGATTCTGTTGTTGCGTTAATTGTACCTCTTGTAAAATTAGGCACAACACTTTCAGCATAAACGGGAGTACAAGTGACTCCCGTCGCCAAAAGCAAAGCGGGAGTTAAATGTCTCATTTGAATACGCTTAATTCAATCGATCTTTGAGCAGTTGCACTTGTACCTGCACCACCAGCAGTAACAGTTGGGACACCAGTTGGGGAAAGAGTTCCCGCGAGAGTTCCTTTCTCACCACCAACTTGAGTTACGCTATCTCCGTAGAGATTTGGCGTTCCAATTACACCATTAGTAACTGTTTGAGTAGTAACTGGAGTATCAGCAGCATTGATAGTTTCGGAAAAACTAAATGCTTGTCCTGGAGTATTGATATCATAGGTTCCAGCACCACCAACACCACCAAAGGATGTTGCTTGGACATTGGTTCCTGATGCTGAATATGAAGCACCGATTCGGGTTGATTGAACTGCAGCACCATCAACTTTCAATTGTACGGAGTCAGTGATTTTTGATGTGATTTCAGCAGCATTAACTGGGATTGCGAAGAATAACGAAAAGGCTAGAATAAGTCTTTTCATTTTCTTTTATTGTGTGAACACTAAAAGTATTTAGTAAAAAGGGCTTGACGGGGCGGTGGGGGCGTGCTATGATAAATAGGTAAACAAATGTTACGAAACTTAAACATTCTGTAACACTGTTAAACTCCCCGTAAACCGAGACCTCTAGGGAGTATAAATGACGTCTCTCATATCCCCGCTGAGGGTGCGGGGAACATAGTAACTCCACCATTTCCCTGATGGTCTTACTAACTGTTTAATAACAATGACTGCTACAATTTCAATTCAAAAACAGAATAATCTTTGGGAACAATTTTGCAACTGGATTACCAGCACCGATAATCGTTTGTATGTCGGGTGGTTTGGTGTATTGATGGTGCCTTGCCTCCTTGCTGCAACAATCTGCTTCATCGTTGCATTCATCGGTGCTCCCCCAGTGGACATTGATGGCATCCGTGAACCCGTTGCTGGTTCACTCATGTACGGAAACAACATCATCTCTGGTGCTGTGATTCCTTCGTCCAACGCAATTGGACTGCACTTCTACCCAATCTGGGAAGCCGCTTCACTTGATGAGTGGCTTTACAACGGTGGTCCTTTCCAACTTGTTGTCTTCCACTTCCTGATTGGTATCTATGCTTATATGGGTCGTGAGTGGGAACTTTCCTACCGTCTGGGTATGCGTCCTTGGATCTGCGTTGCATATTCTGCACCTGTTGCTGCTGCATCTGCTGTATTCCTGGTCTATCCTTTCGGTCAAGGTTCTTTCTCTGACGCCATGCCCCTGGGTATCTCCGGCACCTTCAACTACATGTTGGTGTTCCAGGCTGAGCACAACATCCTGATGCACCCCTTCCACATGCTGGGGGTGGCGGGTGTGTTCGGTGGCTCCCTGTTCTCCGCCATGCATGGTTCGCTGGTGACCTCCTCACTGGTGCGTGAAACCACCGAAACCGAGAGCCAGAACTACGGCTACAAGTTCGGTCAGGAGGAAGAGACCTACAACATCGTGGCTGCCCACGGTTATTTCGGTCGCCTGATCTTCCAATACGCTTCGTTCAACAACTCTCGTTCACTTCACTTCTTCCTTGCTGCCTGGCCTGTTGTAGGTATCTGGTTCACCGCTCTTGGTGTTTCTACGATGGCATTCAACCTCAACGGTTTCAACTTCAACCAGTCTCTGCTTGATAGTCAGGGTCGTGTTGTTAACACCTGGGCTGATGTTCTGAACCGTGCTGGTCTGGGCATGGAGGTGTCCCACGAAAGGAACGCCCACAATTTTCCATTGGATCTTGCAAGTGTAGAAGCAACACCTATTGCTTTGACTGCTCCTTCTATTGGTTGATAAAACTTCAATAGTTTTTGAGAGACCCTTTTGGGTCTCTTTTTTTATAAATAATATTGCACGATAAAAAGCACGAAAATGTCTAAACTTTATTCTGACTTATACAGAAAGTGTATGACTTGTGGTGAGCAAAAATACGCAACCGAATTTTATGTTCGTGATAAAAAGACTGGTAGGAGACATTCTGTATGTAAAATATGCGATAGAAAAAGAGTAAAGGAGCAATATAATGCAGAAACTTATAGAAATCAACATCTCAAAAGAAACTATGGTATAACTCTCAACGAATACAATCAAATGCTTCTAGAACAGGAGCATCGTTGTAAAATTTGTGGAACTACTGAACCAGGTGGAAAGTATGGAAAGTTTATGGTAGACCACTCTCATAATACTGGTGAAGTTAGAGGACTTTTATGTAAAAGTTGCAACATAGCTTTGGGTGAAGTAGGAGACAATATCAGCACTCTTCAAAAAATGATAGAATACCTAAATACCTAAATACCTAAATAACTAAAAAGTATTTGTAAAAATGGACGCACAAGAACTTCGCAACCTCCAAGAAGCATATATGGAAGTTTATGAACTTGATGAAGGTAATAAAAAAAATAAGCAAAAAAAGAACGATGCTGTTTCTAAAATAATTCAGAAAAAACTCCATCCTTCAGTTTTACCATCATTGACTTATGGTAGAAGAGAATTGAAAAATGAACAAGCAGACCTCTACGACATCATCCTCTCACACTTACTTGATGAAGGATATGCTGAAACCGTTGAATCAGCAGAAGCAATTATGGTGAATATGAGCGAAGACTGGAGATATCATATTTTAGAAGAAGTCCTTGATGAAGAAAATGAAAGAGGACAGAGAAGAGCCGCAGCGAGGAACATGATAGACAGACATAGGACCATGACTAAGGGAGTGTCTCCAGAAGATCGAACTGGTCCAGAGGGATACCTAAGACATAGGGCTAAAACTGAAAGACCTACAACTCTAAGAAATACCAGTTCAGCGGGACAAAGAAGAGCCGCAGCGAGGAATACGATAGACAGATCAGCAACTATGAGTAAGGGAGTGTCTCCAGAAGATCGAACTGGTCCAGAGGGATACCTAAGACATAGGGCTAAAACTGGCGGATGATATAATTAGAGGGTGTAACAACCCTCTTTTTTATGTCTCATAATAATCAACATCATCCTATGGAATCCTGGGTTATCTGGGCAGGTGTAGGTATGATGGTCTTTACAGTTCTTGTATTTGCTTTATTTACTCTTGGGCAGATGTATTGGGGATAAAATAATAAATATCTAAAAACATAAAAGATGAAAACTTTTAAACAGTTTATTTTGGAATGTTTATTGGAAGGCATGGCAACACAAAGCACTGTTGATAAACCTGGATTTAGTTCAGATGCTGATGATATTGGACCTGTTGCTGGAAGAAGTCCAAAGATGTTTTTCATAGGCAGAAAATTTGTTAAAACATATTCTAATGGTAAGTCTAAAGCAGAAAAAATTTGGTTAGATTCTTTTAAAAAATATCAAAATTTATGAATAAATTTGGTTGAGTATAAACACTCATTGACTCCTGTGTTAAGCAATGTTAAGATAAATATGAGAAACGATATGGGAGGTTATGACTTCTTCTACACTTTCAATTCCAAACCAGCAAAAAGGTTGGTTTGATTTATTAGATGATTGGTTGAAAAGGGATAGATTTGTTTTCGTTGGTTGGAGTGGTTTGCTCCTATTTCCAACAGCATATCTTGCTCTTGGAGGTTGGTTGACTGGAACAACATTTGTTTCATCTTGGTATACGCACGGTATTGCTTCCAGTTATTTGGAAGGTTGTAATTTTTTAACATCTGCGGTAAGCACCCCTGCAGATTCTATGGGTCATTCTCTTCTTCTACTTTGGGGTCCTGAGTCTCAGGGAGATTTCGTCAGGTGGTGCCAACTTGGGGGACTCTGGACTTTTGTGGCGCTCCACGGGGCTTTCAGCCTGATTGGATTCATGCTTCGCCAGTTTGAGATTTCACGACTGGTAGGTATCCGTCCTTATAATGCAATCGCATTCTCTGGTCCTATTGCAGTATTCGTTTCTGTATTCCTGATGTACCCTCTGGGTCAATCCAGTTGGTTCTTTGCCCCTTCCTTCGGGGTCGCAGCAATCTTCAGGTTCCTTCTATTCCTCCAGGGTTTCCACAACTGGACTCTCAATCCTTTCCATATGATGGGAGTTGCTGGTATATTGGGAGGTGCTCTACTATGTGCTATTCATGGTGCAACGGTTGAAAACACCCTCTACGAAGACGGGGACAAAGCAAACACCTTCAAAGCTTTTGAACCCACCCAAGAAGAGGAAACCTATTCAATGGTTACAGCGAATAGGTACTGGTCTCAAATTTTTGGTATCGCTTTTAGTAATAAGCGTTGGCTCCATTTCTTTATGTTGTTTGTACCTGTTATGGGTCTTTGGACATCTAGTATTGGAATTATTGGGCTCGCTCTTAACCTTAGAGCATACGATTTCGTCTCACAGGAAATTCGTGCAGCAGAAGATCCAGAATTTGAAACGTTCTACACGAAAAATATCCTTCTAAACGAAGGTCTTCGTGCTTGGATGGCACCAGTAGATCAACCTCACGAGAACTTTGTGTTCCCAGAGGAAGTTCTCCCTCGCGGAAACGCACTCTAAAAATAAATATAAGGAGTTCTTTGAACTCCTTTTTTTATGCTTCTCATTCTTATACTATTCCAACTTTTTGGAATTTTTATGTTTCTAATGTCATTGACAGACCACTATCATTACTAACAATTATGAAAAACCTATCTCTTTCAGAAGATCAAATCAAACTTCTTGCTGATGCAATTTGGATGCGTCAAAGATGTTTTGTTGCTGGGGATAAAAGATTTAAAGAATACGGAGCAATGTTAGACACACTCCTTGAAGATATGGATTATGTTCCTAATAGATCTTGAAATGATCACCTCCGAAACTCCATATAAATTGGCAGAGATCATTAGAGATACTTGGCCAAACCTTTACAGACCACCAGTAAAGACTTATAATCAATCAAAAGCACAAGAAAAGAATGTATGATTATTGGGTGGTTACCGACAAAACCACAGGTAGAGTAATTGCTCATTGTGGAGAAGAGAATGATGCATTGATGTTAGTTGGATTTGATAAAGATAAAAGAAGTTATCGCAAACAAAAGTTTATTTTGGATCAAGTCATTACAGTAACGTCAACAACAGATAAGCAACTTCCTGGTCAACAAGGTTTACCTGCAGCAAAAGAAGAACTACCTCCTATAGAACTTCAACAACAAGTATGGTTGCCTGAAGGACAGGGAATTCCAGTTAACGCTAAATAACTTTCAGTTTATAAAGAATGATGAAGTTTACAGTTTATTCAAAAGATGGTTGCCCATATTGCACAAAAGTTCAGCAGGTGTTAGAGTTGGCACAACTACAACATGTAGTCTACAAATTGAATACGGATTTTACTCGCGATGAGTTTTATGCTGAGTTTGGAGAAGGTTCTACCTTCCCTCAAGTGATTGTAAATGATCAACACATTGGTGGATGCACAGATACTGTTCAATATCTAAAGGAGCAAAATTTAGTTTAATGAATAATAATCTTCACGAAGTTTACAGCGATGTAGAAAAGGCAATTGACTATGCCTTTAATGGTCAATTTGTTTTGAAGTTTTATGATTATCTAAAGGTTCGTGGAACTAAAAAAATTGAAGTAGAACAATTTATTGAAAGTAATACGGCACATGAGCTGAGTAATCTTGTAATGGATTTAGATGATTATCTTGAAGGTGGTTCTGATGAGATGCATAAACAACTTCGTGAGGGATATGGTCACATTCCAAAACCACAAGCAAGAAAGATAAGAAATTACCTGTATGGTATTCTTGAGGATGCCTGGAGATATAATCATGACAAAAGACCAGGAAGGCGGAAGAAGCAAACTAAATAAATCAGAACCTCAAATCAATAGAGGTGTTGAATTATTACTACGCAATAGGAGGAGGAAATCATCAACGCCAAAGACTTTTCAAGTGAAGTTTGGTAAAATGATTTCTCTCTTCCGTAGAGAGTTTCATTTCTTTATAGAATTTCATTTTGATATTAGGAAAAAATAAACTCTCTGGAGAAGGAAAATGGAAACAGCATATGTAATAACATTTGTCACGATGTTCACATTGCTCTTTTTTATGGTAGGAGGTATAATTGGATGGTTAACCTACAGGCATTTGTTGGAATCAAGACCTCCATATTTGCATCCAGAGTTTTTTGATGAAAATGGGCAGGTGATACCTGACGAAATAGTATCTGTACGATTTGAAAATAGCGATTACGATTATGACTACGACGAAGACGAGGAAGAAGAGTGAAGATAGTATTGAATCTCTTCCAATAAACCCTTTTATTTTTGAGATTTTAGAACTTGCTTCAAAGCAGAGATCTAATGCTAAGAAAGTTGAAGTTCTCAAAACTTATGAGAATGATGCACTAAAGACTATTTTTATTTGGAACTTTGATGAGAGTGTTATCTCACTTCTTCCTCCAGGAGAAGTTCCTTATGGTGATGTGAAAGATCAAAATGTTTATTCTGGAACTCTTTCCGATAATCTTTCCCGTGAAGCAATGGGAGGAGAGTCTGCCACTGTTCAAGATCTTCAAGGAAGAGGACGTACTTCACTTCGTAAGGAGTATCAAAATCTCTATCATTATGTGAAAGGTGGTAATAATAACCTTTCAACTATTCGTAGGGAGATGATGTTTATCAATCTTCTTCAGGGACTTCACCCTAAAGAAGCAGAAGTGTTAGTCCTAACTAAAGACAAGAACCTTACAAATAAATACAAAGTATCTTTTGAAAATGTCAAAGAAGCCTATCCTGAAATTACTTGGGGTGGTCGTTCATGACAACAGCAGTAGGAGAAAAAAAGAAAATGGCAGAAAATAAAACCAAAATCAATAAAGTTCTGCCACACGAATATGGGTGCGAAATTCTTCTGGAAAGAACTACTTTAGAAAAAGCAAAAGACTCTTCATTTCCAAGTGATGCATATTTGATTTGGTATGTTGTGGATGAAGAAGAACATATTGATCTTACTCGCTGTGCAAAAAGAGTAAATCTTTTTGACATGTATTATGACAAATATGGTCCAGGTTCAGTACGAAAAATTGATTTTGGATATGGAAGAGTGAATCCCAAACTTTGGGGTTATAAGCAACCGGAGAAAAAGAAAAGAAAATGAGTGCAGGATTTGGTGGGTCTCCCAATGAAAACCGAATTGGTAAAGACGCAAAAATTACAATTGATTTAGATAATATTGATCAGGTCATTAAACAATATAAAAAAATTAAAAAATATCAAAAGTCATCTCTGTTCGCTATCAAAACAATGGACGGCACAGAAGACATTGTGAGTTCATTGATAAAGGAAGCGGAGGAAAATCCACTGTAAAATGGGAAAGCATTATCTACTTAATTTGTATGGATGCTCGTTTGTTCTTTTGGACGACGAGCGTTGTCTTATAGACTTATTAGAAAACGCAGCAGTTGCAAGCGGTGCCACTGTGGTTCAAACTATCTCAAAAAAGTTTGAACCACAAGGTGTCACTGTAATTTGTTTGCTGTCTGAAAGTCATATTAGCATTCATACTTGGCCTGAAGAAGGTAAAGCAGCAGTGGATGTTTATACTTGTGGTGATTGTAATCCAAAGATTGGATGCGATATGATTATTCATCAATTATATGCTCAAAATCATACCTTAAGTTATATTGAGCGTTAACTAAATACACTATATCTGGAGAAGTATATGCTCTCTACTCAATATCGTCTTCGCCTTGAAGCAATCTGTGAAAGAATTGTAAAAGGTGAATCTGTAGAGTTGAGTGAAATGATTTGGGCAGAAAAAATTGCCAAATCAAATCGTTCAGCAGCAACTATTCTAAGACAAGCAAGACGCCGTGCAGCTAATCCTGACATGCAGGAGGGCAGTCTTGATGACTTTATGAACGCATTAGATTTGGGAGATCCAGATCCATCTAATCATAGAACAAGATTTAATGGTGCTGATGATATTATAGACTTCTTTACTGGAGACAAACCAGAAGATTGGAGACAAAGAGATTAAACTGTATCATATTATACAGAAGTTTTTGCATAACTATACTAACAGGTCTATAATGACCTTACGTTCATCCCTCTGGGACGGAAGTAAGCCGACGCGGAACGGATCGTTCATTCGCTATTCGCAAATAGCGAACGCAAACGCCGACTGAAGGAACGCTCTTTAACCTAAAAAACTAAGGAGAAACCTAATGTCAAAAGTAGTTTATCGTGGAATCGAATATGATACTGAAAAGCGTATTGCATATCAACAACAGATGATGCAACAACCCCAACAATACAACGAAACCTATCGTGGTGTTAAGTTTGTAAAGGAGGGACATAAGTGATGCAGAAACTTAACGTACTTCAACTCATTAAAGAGCAGAAGCAAAAAGAAGAGAGGCGTCGTAAGGCATCTCTTGCTACCCTGGTAGCAGCAAAATAATTTAGAGGAGTGCTTGACACTCCTCTTTTTTTTGTCTATAATACCTTTGTTGAGGTTGATAAAGATGGATAGAGAAAAGCTTAAGCTAATTGTCAGAAACCTTGAGTCTCTGGTAGAATGCTTAAAGGCAGAGATTGAACCTGAAACTGAAACTCAAGTTAAAGATCCTGTCTATGAAGAGATTAAAACTTTTTTAACTGACTACGACGAAGTATTTTATGACGAGGAAGATGAATACGATGTACGATGATTTTGAGTTTATGAAACCAGAAGTAAAACTCATCAGTGTTACTCCAGATGCAGAAAAGCACATGGCATATTGTGCTCGCGTAAGTAATCCTGCTAATCAAGAAAATGAGAAGTTCTCTGGTCTTCTCAAGTATTGTATTCAACATCAACACTGGAGCATCTTTGAACAAGCTTCAATGACTGTTGAGATCAATACTACAAGAGGTATCGCAGCTCAAATTCTTCGCCATCGTTCGTTTACATATCAAGAATTTTCGCAACGATATGCTGATACAAATCTCTTGAATAAAACCATTCCTCTTCCTGAACTGCGTCGTCAGGACACTAAGAATCGTCAGAACAGTATTGATGACATTCCTGATTATTTGAAACTGACCCTGACAGAAGACATCCGTGTTCATTTTGAGAGTGCTCTACGCCTCTACAACCGCCTCCTGGACAAGGGTGTGGCAAAGGAGTGCGCAAGGTTCGTACTGCCCCTGGCAACGCCCACACGCCTCTATATGACCGGTTCTGTGCGGTCGTGGATCCATTACATTGATCTTCGCTCTGCACATGGTACACAGAAGGAACATATGGAAATTGCTGAACTTGTTCGTTGTATCTTTACTTGTCAGTTCCCTGCAGTATCTGAAGCACTTGGTTGGACTCGAGAGGGATGTTCAGATTGTATTGATCCCCCTTCTATTACTATTGAATAAATATCCTTACATACTATGGAGGCATAAATTTGGCAACTTACCCCGTTATCAATAAACAAACTGGTGAACAGAAAGAAGTAACAATGTCTGTTACTGAATGGGACCAGTGGAAAGAAGATAACCCAGATTGGACAAGGGATTGGAGTGATCCATCTACTTGTCCATCAGCAGGAGAGGTTGGTGAAGTCTATGATAGACTTAAGAAATCTCATCCAGGATGGAATGATGTTCTTCGCGCAGCATCAAAAGCACCAGGTTCAAAAGTAAAACCTATTTAATTAACTTTATATGGCAAGAAGGAAAAGAGTAGACGATCAACCAATTGGCGTTGGAATGACTGCAAAGCAAATGAAACGCAAGAAACCAATTGGTCTTGATTTGATGAGAGATATTGAACCTCTTACAGACAATCAAAAACTTTTATACGAAGCATACGAAAAGAATCAAAACATTGTTGCTTACGGATGTGCAGGAACTGGTAAAACGTTTATCACTCTTTATAATGCACTTCAAGATGTCCTTGATGAAAGGACTCCTTACGAAAAAATTTATATCGTTAGGTCTCTTGTCGCTACTCGTGAAATTGGTTTTCTTCCTGGCGATCATGAGGATAAGTCCTCACTTTATCAAATTCCCTATAAGAATATGGTAAAGTACATGTTCCAAATGCCAACAGATGCAGACTTTGAGATGCTCTATGGAAACCTCAAAACTCAAGGAACGATTAGTTTTTGGAGCACTTCTTTTATTCGCGGAACTACTCTGGACAATGCAATCATTATTGTAGATGAATTCCAGAACTTGAACTATCATGAACTTGATAGTATCATTACTCGTGTTGGTGAGAATAGTAAAATCATGTTCTGTGGTGATGCTACTCAAACTGACCTGATCAAAACAAATGAAAGGAATGGTATTATTGATTTCATGAAAGTACTTCGTATCATGCCTTCAATTGATATCATTGAATTTGGTGTAGATGATATTGTTCGTTCAGGTTTAGTCAAAGAGTACATTCTTGCAAAAATGGAAGTTGGTGTATGACCTTTAATCATTGTAATTTTTTAGGTGATCTTGAACTAGAAAAGAAAGAAACAAATGGCATCCGCTTGTACAATCTTCCTGATGGTCAGTGGGTGCCTTCTATCACATCAGTAACCTCTTTCTACAATCGACAGATCTTTGTTGAGTGGAGAAAGAGAGTTGGTGAAGAAAAAGCAAATGCGATCACAAGAAAAGCAACTGCAAGAGGAACTGATTTCCACCAAGTCTGTCAAGACTATTTGGAAAACAAGGAACTAAACTGGAATGATTATCAACCCCTGACAAAGTTCATGTATGTTCATGCAAAACCTTATCTTGATAAAATAAATAATATTCATGCAATTGAAAGAACTCTCTACTCAGAATATCTTGGACTTGCTGGACGAGTTGATTGTATTGCCGAGTACGAAGGAGAGTTAGCAGTTATTGACTTTAAGACTTCAGATAAAATTAAACCAGAAGAATGGATTGAAAACTATTTTGTTCAAGAGACATTCTACGCTGCAGCATATTACGAACTCACTGGTCAGGTTGTTAAAAAACTCATCACACTAATGGTTACTCCTAACGGTGAAGTCAAAGTATTTGACAAAAGGAACAAAGACGATTATATTAGACTATTAGTTCGTTATATCAAAGAATTTGTACATCACAATATTAGGCCAGATGGAGAATGAATTAGAGAAAGCATTAGAGAATAAGTTCTTTTGTCCATCACGTTTTGCACAAGAGATTGAAAACCTTGTGCAAGTAAACGTGGAGATGAATTATATTGATGCAATTATCTATTTCTGCGAACAGAACAACATTGACTTGGAATCAGTTCCAAAACTCATCTCAAAACCTTTGAAAGAAAAGATTAAGTATGAAGCAATGGAACTAAACTTTCTGAAGAAAACTTCCCGTGCTAAATTGATTTTTTAATGATGCCGTTTGATTTTTCTTCATTAAATGAATGTTTTAGTGTTCTTGGACCTGAAATCATTGATATTGATATTTCCGATAACAATGTTCCTTTTTATGAATCAATAAAAGAACAGCAGCATCAATGGTATTTGAAAAATAAAGAAAGGTTGAAGAAAAAAGCAACACAATATTTAAATGAAAATCGTGATGAAGTTAACCGCAAGCGAAGAGAAGCGAGAAACACTGAACCGTATAGGAGCTACTACCTCGCACGTCAGCGGGAGAGAAGGAGGAATTCTAAAGGTGCAGCCGTTTGATGCGTATCGTGAATATCTTGCTCTAAAAAACCACTTCACAAAAGATAGTTATGATTATCATAAGTACTGTGGAAAAAGTAGAGCAACAGTTCAGTCTTTCTACAAACGTAAGGATCGTTTCTGGTTTGAAAAGATTTCAAGACAGAAAACTGATCAAGAAGTTGTAGAATTTTTTGTCGCTAATTTTGTTTCTTGTCCTGATCCAGAAACACTTTGGATTGGAGAAATGATGAAAGACGGAGAGGCAAGATATCAAACCTGGCAAAAGAAAATACAATCACTTTCATATGTCTTCAAAGAAGAAAGTCAATCTTTATTTGAAGAAAATAAATTTGAGGATGTCTTTAAGTGTTCAAAGGGACATCCTGTTCTACTTAAAAAGTTTTTAAGTGGTAAAGTATCATTGGAAACAATGGTTCTTTTTGATAAGATCTTTGCATACTCAAAGAACTTTGATAAGAAACTTCAAGACCCGGTGTGGCAAACCGTAAGTCGTCGGATTAAAAAATATAATCCGTTTCTAAATATTGATGTATTTCGTTTTCGTAAAATCTTGAAAGAAATTATTTTGGAGGGTCAATGAGTTTCTTTAGTTCCGAAGTCGTCCGTGCAGAAATGACGGAAATCGCAGAACTTCAAGAACAAATTTACAACAATGTTTTTAAGTTTCCTTCTATGACAAAAGAAGAAAAACTTGAGCATGTTGAAGTTTTAGAAACTCTTTTAGAAAAACAAAAAGTTCTTTATACAAGAATGAGTTTGTCTGATGATCCTGAAGCAAGAGAAATGAAAGAACGTATCATTAACTCTGCCATTATGATGGGTATGCCTCCTGGCACTGATATGAACATCATCTTGAACAACATGTCCAAGATGCTTGATGTGATGAAGCAGCAGATTGACAAAACGGGTTCCGACCTGTAGAATAACGAAGTACACAAAAGCCAAATCCAACTAATACGGAGAAATCTAATGTCTTTTTCTGATCTCAAGAAACAATCCAAACTGGGTTCTCTCACTTCCAAACTGGTAAAGGAAGTTGAGAAGATGAGTACAACTTCTGGTGGTGCTGATGAGCGTCTCTGGAAACCTGAAATGGATAAAACTGGTAACGGTTTCGCAGTTATCCGTTTCCTTCCTGCCCCTGAAGGTGAAGAACTTCCTTGGGCAAAAATGTATTCTCACGCCTTCCAAGGTCCTGGTGGTTGGTACATTGAGAACTCTCTGACCACTATTGGTCAAAAAGATCCTCTTGGTGAACACAATCGTGAACTGTGGAACAGTGGTATTGAATCCAACAAAGAAACTGTTCGCAAACAAAAGCGTAAACTGTCTTACTACAGCAATATCTACGTTGTAAAAGATCCTGTAAATCCTCATAATGAAGGTAAGGTCTTCCTCTTCAAGTACGGTAAGAAGATCTTTGATAAGATCATGGAAGCAATGCAACCTGAATTTGAGGATGAAACTCCTATCAATCCTTTTGACTTCTGGCAGGGTGCTAATTTCAAACTCAAAATCGTAAAGAAAGATGGGTATTGGAACTACGACAAGTCAGAATTTGGTTCTGTTGAACCACTACTGGATGATGACGATGCTCTGGAAGCCCTCTGGAAGAAAGAATATTCGTTGACTGCAATCACTGCCCCAGATCAATTCAAGTCCTATGAAGAACTTGAGCGTCGTATGAACATGGTTCTGGGTCTTAAGAACTCTTCTCCTGCTCGTTCCCGTGCAGTGGTTGAACAGGAAGATGATCTTGAAGAGTTCACTCAAACTCCTACAGTTCAAGATCGCGTAGTGGAAGAACTGGAACAGTCTTATGCTCGTTCTAAGTCTCCTTCACTTCCTACAATCAGTTCTGTTGATGAGGATGAAGATGATGATCTTTCTTACTTCCAGCGTCTTGCTGAAGATTGATCAAGAATAAAGTCTGATATTGTCAGCTCTCTTCAAGGTGTCGCTCACATACTGAGTGGCACCTTCTTTATATGTCATCATTTCTTCCATATCATCAAGAACAATATTTAAGTATCTTGGTTTGAGTACGTAGATATTTCTCTTTGCATCCTCAAGTTTTTCTTCATATTCATAGTTAGTAACTGGGGTAGTTACATTTGAAAGAGTAACTTGTGATTCTCTGAACGCATCATAATAAGACCAACCAGAAGCATAGTTTTGAGGAACTTCCAGACCCGCTGGAATGATTACAACTCCTTGACTATTTTTAATTTCAATTGTTTCATAGTGATGAACACCATAAATCTTTGCATAGATTTCTTCTTCTGTGTTCAGTCCAACTCCATATTTTTCTCTTAAGTAAGTATCAAAAGATACTTGAGTCATTGGCCATTCTGTTTGGATATTGATAATATTGTTTGAGAGAAGAATTACCCAATCTAAAGATGAATCATCATAGATTTGATACGCAACGTTATCTGGGCGATCATCTCCAATAATTTTGTATTTTTCAAAGAATGATACTTCTTGAAAAATATCTGGACGAAGTGTTCCTTTTTTGAATAGGTTCTTTACTTCAATGTAATCACTAATCTTAGCATCTGGTAATCTGCTAACATATTCAAAAGATGGTAGTTGTCTAAAGTATGGTGTTGCCATTTTAGTATCCTATTTCTGAGTCTATTGCATTACCGTCAATATTTCCATAATCATCATTAAAGATTGGTTCCAGTTCTTGGAATTGCATTGTTATCTCATAAGAAGTCATTAAACCATCTGCAAATGTCATGTAATTTCCTTCTGGAGTGTAGTTTACTGTGAAGGATTGCAATGCACATTCTTTAATCTTATTAATATATTGGTGATCTTTTTCTCTATGTAGATATTGTATTTTAAATGTATGTGGCGCTTTAAGGAAAAGTTGTGATTGTGTTCTTTGAACTGCCATTCCCTGCTTAAAGAATCTTATAATTTGTCTAATTTGTTCCCTATCAGCTTTGCCTCTTGCGGATAATTTGAAAGTAAATGTGAAAGGTCTTAAGGTTGGACCCGTAAATAACAACTCCATATTTGGATTTGTAACTGCACCTTGGGTTCTTGACAATAGGTTTGTTGTTCCCGTTGCTGCTTGAGCAAAATAACTTTTAACCCAGGATTTTGCATCTGTTGAATTTTGGGAAATATCCGTAACTGTTCCTGCAGTGCTGTTTGCAGCAGGTTCACCACCACCGCCGATTGCTTGCATAGCAATGTTTGCGAGAGCTGATTGTATGGGATCCATAGAATCACTTCCCCAGGTAACAGCATTTGTATCTGTAATTCCTCCGGGTATTGGTAAGTAGACGCTCCCGATAATTAATTCGTCTGTAATTTTTCTTCTTTCTTGAATTGGGTTTATTGTTCCTTCTCCACTTTTAAATTTTCTTGGAGAATATTTTACCATATTGAATTTAATTACATCTTGCTGATTAATTTGTAAGTTTGCAGGATATCTTAAGTTTTGTGGAAACTTTGATCTTGATAAACTTTCAGTTTCTTTTGAAGTTAAATCCTTTATTGATTCTTGCGCTTGTTCTGGAGTTAGTGTTCCTCCTTGTGCTGCTGCTTGTGCTTGATTTGGACCACCAGATGCTGCGTTGGGATTCTGATCTGCAGCGACTGTTGGTAATGCTTTGTTTGGTGCAGCTCCTATTGCTTGTTGGGCTCTGGCAACAGGAACGTTTGCATCTTTTGCTAATGCGTTTTGTGCCGCACTATCCATAGATGTTGTTAAAGTATTTGGTCCTGGTTTAACTAATTCCTTTTTAAATCCAGGTCCTGCTGCTTGAGTAAATACCCAACCATTATTTTTTGATTTGTCAGTTGATCTTGTTGCTAATGGTGTCCAAGATGGTGCTGGATTTCCTATATCTGGTTTTTGTCTATATTGGAATTCATACTGTATTGGTTTTTCAGAATCAATCGTTCCTGTTCTTCCACTATTGTTATATACTACTCTTGTTCTAACATCATATTTTACACCCTCTATCGTTAATTCACTTGGACCCGAAAGTGCTTCATATGTGTTTCCGTTAAGTTGTGGCATCAAAAATCCCTCCAATTTGTTACAGGAGTAATTATCTCAATTTTTTGTAGAGTATGAGACATTTATGAGGGGGGTTTTTATTTATTTAGACGGAATTTTGCATAAGGTATAGAAAGCATTTCATCGAGTTCTTCATACTTTACAACATGAAGTTTACCCACAACTTCTTCCCATGTATATTGTCTTCCTTCTCTCCAGTGAAAGTTGATACCTTTGAATCCCCATCTCTCTAAGGATGTGCAAGCAATCAAAGGGTGTTGATCATATTCAATGTCAGGTGTTTTTGGTGAGTAAATAAAGGTATAAAACTTTCCTGGCTCTGGGTATAATACTTCTTCCTTTAATACATCCATGATAATTAGCATCAGGTCTTCTGGGTCATATGTACCAGCAGCGTCAATTCTCTTTTTTAGTTCTCTCATTCTTGGAGGAATACTGGTATATTGACCAAAACCTTTTGCCATTACTTGATTCCTAATTCTTGTTCTGTGATAATCTTAAATCCAATCATATTATCCTTACAAAACTCTTGTGCTGCTTTCCATTTAGACTGATTAACTGCATAGGTATTAATCTCGTTAATGTATGTTTTTGTTTTTTTATTTCCTTGGGTAGGAGGGACAGTTTGTTTTTTTGGTTTTATTTCAATAACATACTTCTGAATTTTTCCATTACTTTCCAATACTTCAATAATAAAATCCGGGAAATATCTACAAACTCTTTGCTTTACTGGATTATAATAAGGAATACAAAACTCCTCTGATCCATATTTTATGATGTTTGGTGATCTATCACACCATTGCATAAATTTAAGTTCCCACCCACTTCGGTATATTATGTTTCGGGGATCTCCTATATATTTTTCTGGATTTCTTGGATGGAAATATCCTTGATGATACTTTGAATCATGCGGCATTTTTCCAACCCTTATGTGATTTATTTCTCCCATTAACAACGTGTTGTAGACATCCAATACTTAAATTATTTTCTTTTGCAAATTTAGTGAGGTTTTTGATTTCTATAATTTCTCCTTTGGGAGAAATTAATTTATACTCTTTACTATTTTTATCGGATATTGCTTTCTTTGTACTTTCTGGGCAAGGTTTACCTTTGTTTGGACTTTTATTATTTTTAAACCATTCTTTTCTTTTGATCCTTTGTTTTTCTTTTGTATCTTCAGAATGAGTTTTACCCCACATTGGATTTAGTTCTCCAAATCTTTCGCTTTTATACATTCCATTTTTTTCTCCATAATTTGCCCTACTCATTCTAAAAGATTCATTTTTACAAAGTTCTAATGTTATTTGTCTTAATTTTTCTTTAGTTTCTTTTGAATGCTTCTTACCATAAAATGGATTGAACTCTCCTTCATATCCAGAATACCCTTCATATTC